CGACTCGCGCCAATCGGACCTCGACTTGGCCGACGTGTTCGCGAACGACGGTTCGATCCAGTTGCGCATCGCCGCCGACGCGGACATGCTCGAGACGATCCCGGCCGAAGTGTCGGCGCAGAACAGCGGCACCACCGCTGGCGCCGACTCGGATTCGATCAACCTGGGCGACTCGTCGAACCCGGTCGTGCTCGATCAGAACAACATTGTCGATTTCATCGTCGACTGTGGCACCGTTCTCGACGAGCAGAACGTGTCGGACGAGGGCCGGTGGTTCGTGGCTCCCCCCGCGTTCATCGCCGCGATCAAGAAGAGCGATCTTCGCATCGCGTCGTTGGCCGGCGACGGTGTCTCGATCATCCGCAACGGCAAGGTGGGCGAGATCGATCGCTTCACCATGTACCAGTCGCGCAATCTGCTCAAGCAGACCTCGCCCGGCCCGGCCGTGTACTGCATGTTCGGCCACAGCGCCGGCCTGACGTTCGCGAGCCAGATCGTCGAGTGCCAGATGATCGACAACCCGAACGACTTCGGCTACATCATCCGGGGCCTCATGGTCTTCGGCTACGAAGTCATCGGCCCGAACTACGTCGGCACCGCCGTGGTGACCATCAAGTCAGCCAACCCGGCGCCTTGATGACGGATTAGGATCGGGGCTCACGCCCTGATCCTGTTCGACGACCCAAACCTCCCAAGGAGAAACGACGATGAAGACCAGCAACCCCTACGGGATGAACATCCCGGTCAAGGTGCCGCCCGAGACCATTCAGAAGGAACTGTCTCAGGCATCCGGCAAGGCCAAGGCTCGCTACCCGAACACCCCTCTGGGGCCGGGTCAGAGCAACGGCCAGTCCGGCAAGATGAAGGTGCGCGCGCTCACGCCGGGCACCTCGCCAGCGGGCTCTTGAGCCTCCGCTGACACCGAATCCGGCGCCACTTCGGCGCCGGTTTTTCAACCACCGGAGAAACCTATGGCAGCCGCAAAACCCAAGACGATGAAGGCCTTCGAAAAGTCCAAGTTCGACAAGGACCCGAAGGGCATGAAGGAGGGTTCGAAGGCTGACAAGGCCCTCGACAAGAAGCAGTTCGCCGCCGTCAAGAAGATGGCTCCGAAGAAAAAGTAAAGACTCTCAACCCACGATCAAACGGAGAACCAATCCATGATCTCGCCCGAGCAAGAGAAGCGCCTTTCCGAGGCCAATTCCCGCAGCAAGAAAAAGCAGGACAAGAAGAACCCGCACGTCATCAACATCAATGACGGGCGGCTGATGCCCAACACCCCGGGCTTGCGCAAGCACCCGGCCTACCGCGTCTATGGCGGTTCGGTGAAGGACGATCTGCCGACGCGCATGCGTTGGCTCGCGGGCCAGTCGCGCCAGAGCACGCCGCGCGTCGTCAACAGCATGGCCGAGCAGGATGCGTTCGATGTCGGCACGGCAACCGCCGACGATCTGGCCGTCTTTGCACTCGAGCAGTGGGGCATGGTGCTCAACACCACCGAACCGCTGCCCGTGCTGCGCAAACGCGTCATGGAGGCCGCGGCGAAGGCCGAGCAGCCAGCGGAAGACTTGACATGATCCTCGCGGCCACGATCCTCGACGAAGCGGCGAGCCAACTGCTCGACAAGAATCATCGGACGTGGCCGGCTGACGATCTGCTCGGCTTTCTCAACGAGGCCTTGCGCGCGACGGCCTTCGTCAAGCCCGACATGTACACCGTCGAAGGCTTCATCACGCTCAAGGCGGGCGTGCTGCAGGCCCTCCCCGACGATGGCCTCGCGTTGATCTCGATCACGCGCAACGCGTCGGGCCGGATCATCACGCAGGTCGACAAGGACCTGCTCGACGAGTCGAATCGCTTCTGGCCGCAAGGCACGCAGGAGAGCGACATCGAGCACTACACCGCCGACTCGCGCAACCCGCGCCGCTTCACCGTGTTTCCGCCAAGTGACGGCACGAGCTCGATCGAGGTGCTCTACGGCGCCGTGCCGCCCGAGCTCGCCTACGACACCGACGAGATGAGCGTGCCGGACAGCTATCAGACCGCGCTCGTGTCCTTCGTGATGGGCAAAGCCTATGAGAAGAACAGCAAGCGGCAGGACCTCACGAAAGGCGCGCAGTTCCGCCAGCAGTGGGGCCAACTGCTCGGCCTGAAGTCGCAAGCTCAGGTCGCCGTCGCGCCGAAGGTCGCGGCTCAACCGGGAACCACCTCGTGAACTTCGTCGATGTGAACCAGTATCTCGCCAACGTGGCGCAGAAGGTGCGCAAGTGCCCGACACCCACGCTTCGGCACGCCTACATGCGCGCCTATCGCGAGTGGTGCCAGCAAACGCAGTGGCTGCGCACGAACATCGACGGCGCAACGGTGGTCGACCAGCGCCAGTACAGCCTCGGCCAAGCGCCGGGCCTCGACGTCATCGGCATCTACGCGATGCAGGGCTCGCAGAATCCCGGCAACGGTATCAAATATTGGCCGATCGTGAAGAGCGACTCGGAATATTGGGACCCGAACCTGTCGATCAACCCGGCCACCACGCAACCGATCCGCTACGCCTACATTCCTGAAGGCCAGTTCGCGCTCGACCCGATCCCCAAAGGCATCTTCGGTCTCACCGTGACGGCCATCGTCACGCCGAGCGAAGACTCGGTCAACGTGCCGCTCGAGCCGCTGATCAAGTACAGCAACGACATCGAAGCCGGTGCACTCGCCTACCTCTACGACATCAACGATCAGCCGTGGACAAACCCCGGCCTTGCGTTGAAAAACGATCGCATTTTTGCGTCTGGCGTGAGCAACGGCAAGGCCGAGGTGCAACGCAACTACAACACGGGTTCGCAGCGCGCGCGGCCCCGAATGTTTCTCATCCGGTGAGGTGATGCCATGCCCGCCTTCAGCATCATGCCTATCGGCCCTTTTGCGCCGCAAGAGGGCGACTCACCGAAGCGCTACATCCAGTTCCAATACAACGGGGTGAATCTCGGTGGTCCTGACGCCGACACGGTGAATTTCGTCGGTTACGTGATCGCGGTGCGCGGCACGAGCGGCACCGACGAGAACACGATCACCGTCACCGCAGTACCCCCGCCACCCGACGCTTCGTCATGACCTTCGGTATCACTCCTGTCGACACGAACACAGGAGATTTGCCCGTCGCCCCTGCGGGCGATCCGGGGTTCACAGTCACATCCACGGGTGGCGGCGTGCTGCCTACCGACATCACGGACTTCCCCGGCTTCTTGCAGTGGATGCAGGACGGCGAGCCTCTCGGCGACGATCAAGTCCTCGTCGTGAATTTTGTCTCACCCTTGGTCGCGACGCGCGGCGTGGGCGAGCACGAGAACGTGATCACGGTTCGGCTCGCGGTGGTCTCCAAGACGGTCGACGACATGCTCGTCAACGTGCCTTCGCTCATCGAAGGCACGCTCATCGTCGCGCCGTCGACCTTCTTCACCTCGATTCTTTATCCGCTGCTCGTGCAGGATGGAATGCAGGTCAGTGTGGCTGCTCTCGAACACGGCTCGCTCATCAAGTTCGGTGTTGATCCGATGCAAATTGCGGTGCCAGCGCTCGAAAGCGGCACGCTCGTGGTGACGATCGCGTTCATCACCTATGACGCGAGGCCGCATCCCGATACGATGCAGGTTTTCGTGCCGGCGCTCGAAAGCGGCACCCTGCAAACGATCGTCATCATCTATGACGCGCGTCCGCACCCGGACACCATGCAGGTCTTCGTGCCCGCCCTTCAGAGCGGCACGCTCGTTCGCATCGTGATCAATTACACCAACGGGCTCGCGCATCCCGACACGATGCAAGTCTTCGTTCCTTCACTTCAAAGCGGGACCCTCGTATGAACAAGTCAATGATCGCGGCACTTGCAGCAGTTATCGGGCCTCTCGCGGCATTTCCCGCGCTCCCGGCATCAGCCGCAGAGCCACCAGGGCTCGAGATCAAGGTCGGCTTCAGTGGGCGATTCCGGTGTGTGCTCAACGAAGGCACGAAGCGTGAAGTCGACACGGGGTGGTTCAAAAACCTGATCGTCAACAGCGGTCTCGATCGGCTCGCTGTGGCGAGCCCTTCACTCTTCCAATGGGGTTCGGTCGGCACCGGCAACGCCACGCCGACGAACAGCGACACGAGCCTGCAGGCCTATGTTGCGTCCACGAGTAACGTGACTCTCGACAGCCAGAATAACGGCGGACCGAGCGGCTACGTTGCTCAGTGTCAGTTTCATCACGTCTACGCGCAAGGCGCCGTGGTGGGCAATATGGCCGAGATCGGCATCGGGTGGGCGAGTGGTGGGGGCAGCCTGTGGAGTCGTGCTCTTATCCTCGACGGCGGCGGCAGCCCGACGACCCTCACCGTCACTTCGATCGATCAACTGACCGTCTACTATGAGTTGACCTGCACGCCGATTCTGACCGACCTCACCGGCACGGTCTCGATCTCCGGCACGAGCTACAACTACACCGGCCGTATTTCGAACTGCGCGAGCTTTGCCAATGGGCTCTACTCGACACTGCAACTCAACGGTTCACGATTCGGCCTCGGCACCAACGCGAGTACCTATGCCACGCAGACGCTCGGCGCGATCACCAGCACACCGGCCGGAACGCCAGCGAGTGGTGGCTCTAGCGTGGCAGCCTCCTACACATCGGGCAACAAGTACCTTGACACGACCTACACGTGGCTGCCGGCTGACGGCAATGCGTCGGGTGGTGTGGGTGCCTTCTCTCTGAATTTCAGCACCAACATGCAGTACCAGTACGTCCTCGCTGCGACGTCAGGTGGTGCGGTAGTGCCGAAGGACAACACGAAGACCATGACGATGGTCATTCGTTTTTCCTGGGACCGTGTGTGATTCCGTTGAACACCTTCACTGTCACGCCAGTGGTCTCGGCATTCCTGCCGCCACTGGACGGTGTGTACGACCCGCTCTTCATGCAAGCGCCGGGAGGCATTGCGCTCAACGACGGCACGCAGGGGCGCGAGGTGCAGACGTGGACGGTGTTCTATGACGGCGCGAACATCGTGCTCGAGGCCCAATTCAGCGGCGTTGCCGGCTATGTGTTGCCGGTGGACGGCGTACTTGCGGTGAGCGTGGCTTTCGATACGAACATGGCGATCGCCTTCGGCTATATGAAGGCTGACGGCGGGTATCTCTACTACTTCGACAGCCTGAGCGGCTCGTATCAAACGCTGCACTTCTCGGACATCACGAGTTGCCGTGTCGTGGTCGACAAGACAAGCTCCTTCTACAACGCGCAATCGGACGTGATCTTCGCCTACACCAAGGCCGATGACACGCTCAATTGGCGTCAGCAGCGCGACCGCTACGGCGTCGAATACCCCATCGGCTCGGCGGGCGGCGAAAAGTTGATTCGCTGTGGCCCGAGCCTCGACAATCGCTTTCAGTTGCAACTCTTCGCGATCTGACCATGACACTGCGCTCGATCACGTCATTCCGCGGTGAGGTGCCTTTGATGTCGCCTCGGCTCTTGCCTGAGGGTGCGGCGCAGATCGCGACCAATGCGCGCCTCTACACGGGCGATCTGACAGCCTTCAAGCAGTTCGATCTCACCGAGGCCCTGACGCAGTCTGGGCCGGTGAAGACGATCGCCCTCATGGCCGGGCAGTATTGGCTCTCGTGGAACGAGCAGATCGATGTTGCGCGCGGCGCGGTGCCGGGTGACACGACGTTTCGGACCTACCTCACCGGCCTCGACGTGCCGCGTTTCACGAACCTCGAGCTCGCGACCACCGGCCCTCAACCATTTCCTGTCGTCACGCGGCCGCTCGGCGTGCCGCCGCCCGATTCGACGCCCTCGCTGGCCGTAGGGATCGACCCAACGCCGACGACCTTCACGGTCGATATCTTTGACGACGGCAGCACGCTTGCCACGAACTGGACGATTTCGGGCTTCACCTCGGCCACGAACTTCGCCTCGCGCGTGTTTCAGGACGCGACGCACGGCAACCCGGCGCCGAGCTACTGCATCCAGATCGAAAACACCACCGGCTCGCCGGCCTACGCCTATCGGAATTTCGGCATCAACGGCAGCGCCGTGAGCTTCTTCAGCACCGATTTCATGATCGACCCCGGCCAAGGTGGCAGCGGTATCGTGGTGGAGATCGGCATCGCGCTCTCGACGCTTGGTGTCGGCGCGCGCGTGGGGGTTTTCAGCGACATCGGAAGCCCGGTGCTCGCGGTGTTGACGGGCTCGGATTGGGCCACGCAGTCGATCCTGACGCAAAAGCCCGTCGGCTCCGCGCTCGTGCGTGGCGTCTGGTACACGCTGACCGCGCAGCGCGTCGTCAACGCCGACAACAGCGTCACCGTCACGGCCGCGCTCTACAACGGCTCAGGTCAGCTTGCCTCGCTCCTCGGCACGAGCGTCTTCAGCGATGGCGACTACTGCGCCATCATGGGCGTCACCGGCGACGAAGAGAAAGACACGTTCTACGACAACCTGCATGTGCGCGCCACTGGCTCGCTTAACGCGACGATCACCGAGATCGCGACGAACTACATTTTCACCTTCGTGAACGACCTCGGTGAAGAAAGCGCACCGAGCTTGCCGAGCAACACGGTGCTGCGTCCTGACGGTGTCACCGTGACGGTGACGACGGCCACGAGCGTGCCGACCGGCATCAGCGATGACTACTTCATCCAGACCAAGCGCATCTACCGCGCGGCCACGGGTGGCAGCGGCACCGCGTATCGCTTCGTTGCCGAGATTCCGCTCGATCAAGCCGACTACATCGATGTGTTGACCGACACACAACTCGGTGAGGTACTGCAGTCCGACACGTGGGCACTTCCACCGAGCGACCTGCGCGGCATTCTCGCGCTGCCGAACGGTGTGATGGTGGGCTTCAGCAAGAACGAGCTCTGCTTCAGTGCGCAGAACTTTCCGCACGCGTGGCCCGTCGAGTACCGGCTCTCGACCGACACCGACATCGTCGGAATCGGCAACATCGACACGACGGTGGTGATCGGCACGCAGAGCTTCTTGTACGTCGCCAGCGGCAACGACCCGGCCAACTACAGCATGAGCAAGTTCGAAGTGCCGCGCGCAGCCTCGAGCAAGCAGAGCTTCGGTTATGTCACCGGACTTGGCGTGATCTTCAGCGGGCCGGACGGCCTCATGGCCGTGCAAGGCATCGGCCAAGTGCAGAACATCACCGAGAAGGTCTTCACACGGCGCCAGTGGCAAGCACTCGACCCGTCGAGCATCGTGAGCGTGGCGCACAACGACATTTATTTCATGTTTTGGCAATCAGGTTCGAACAGTGGCTGCTACGCGGTCGACCTGCGCGCCGACGGCTTCGGGATTGTCGAGATGGGCTTTCACGCGAGCGCGGCCTACGTCGACCCGGTCGAAGACAAAATGTATCTCGTGCTCGACATGGTCAACGAGCCCGACGACCCTCTGCTCCCGATCAGCCCCACGATCGTGCCGTATGTCGACGCGCGGACCATCTTCGAATTCGAAGGGTCGCCGACCGACCAGATGACGTATCAGTACCGCTCGAAACTGTGGCTCGAGCCCTACCCGAGCTTCCACGGCATCGCACAGGTCAAACTCGGTCCAACGGCGGTCGGAAACCTTGTGGCGCGGTTCTACGGCGATGGCGTGCTGCTCGATTCGCTACTGATCGAGGGCGAAGTCGAGTTCACACTCACGCCACCCGACGCTGCCTACAACACTTTCGAGATGGAGTTGATCGGGACCGACCCCGTGCGTGTGATTCAGGCTGCCGACGACGTTGACGAGCTCGTCTGATGACCCTCGGCTCCCCATCGATCACGACGCCGCCCGCGCTCAACCTGCGCGCGCTCCAAACGGCGGTCAGCAACATCAGGCAGCGCCTCGAGGCTGCTGAAGCTGCGCTCACATCAGCGGGTGCCACTGCGAGTCAGTCGAATACCTCGGCGCTCAACCAAATCAACGCGCTGCAGCAGCAACTCACCGCGCTCGCTGCACGCGTGCTGGCGCTCGAGAACGCCACAGAAACGGACTTCGGGAGCTACATCGCAGGCGAGACCATCGCCGCGAATCAAGGTGTCGTGCCGCTCGGCGATGGCACGGTAGGCGCAGCCGACGCGAGCGACCCGACACGCATGTTCGGCCTGATCGGGATCGCCACGAACGCGGCCAACGCAGGGGCCGCGGTGACCGTGCAGCGCCGCGGGCAGTACACCGTACTCGGCGCCTCGTTCGTGCCGAACAGAGCCGTCTATGTGACCTTCCACGGTCTCACGCAGCACCCCGACTACGAGGCAACTGCGCTCTTCATCGGCATGGCGGTGACGTCCACTGCATTCTTTGTCGCGCCTGAAGGCCCGGCGCTGCTCACGCCGCTCTACTCGTCAGCCATCGAGAGCATCTACGAGGACTATCTGCCGGTCACGTACCGCGCGCTGCAGTTCCTTGCAGGTCTTGAGTCGCAGATCGCCGCGCTACCCTTTAGCAGCGGCGTGGACCCAAACGCGCAAGTCCCTGTCGTGATCGGCGGCGTGGCCGTGCGTGTGAACGCCGGAGACATCGCCGCACTCACGTCGGTCACGATGCTCGAGCTCTTCTCGCTGCTCCCGTTTCAGAGTGGCGCGAGCTCGGACATGCTCGTGCCTGTCGAGATCGGTGGCGCGGTCGTGCTCGTGCGCGCGGGCGACATCGCAGCGCTCGGCGGGGGTGGTGGGGGCCTCGTGCCGATCGCCGACAAGACGCTGCTCTCAAACATCAGCGGAAGCAGTGCCACGCCGATCGGCAACGCGCTCTCGGCCATCCTCGACGACATCCTCGGCTCGACGCAAGGCCAAATCATCACGCGTAACGGCACGGTGTGGACCGTCATCAGCCCCGGCGCGAGCGGCACATACCTCGGCGGCAACGGACCGGGCGCGAACGTGTCCTACTCGACGCCGGCCGGCACCGGCGGCACGTCCAAGGTGACGAAATCAGCAGTGGGCCTCGGCACGCAGGCAGCCAACCAAACCGCTTTCACCTACACCACAATCGCCAGCGTGGCCGCGCGCGGCTTGATGTCGCTCTTCCTCTTGACCGCGACCGCGCCGGGGCTCATCGACGTGGTGATCCGCGGCGCCGGTGCCGACAGCGGTTCGCTCTGGCTGCAAGCGATCGATATTCAACCCGGCGCGTATCAAGTGACCTTGCCGATTTACTATGAAAATGATGCGGCAGGGCAAGACTTTTTTATCGGCTGGCGCAACCGCGGGAATGCTGCCGTGACTCTTACTCTCACTTCACTACGAATCGAGAAATTCGCATGAGCTATTCCTCTGGCAGCGCAAGCAACGCTAATTCGGCGTCGGCTTTCCTCGCATTGCTCGATACCTTGATTCTCTCGGTGACGGGGTGGTCAAAAGTATCCACAGCAATTATCGTCGGCACGAATACGTGGAACGTCTATAAGTCGTCGGGAGCGAACAACTCATTCGGCACCGACTTCTATGTGGCGCTCGGCTATCCCACTGCGGCGCCGGTGAACCTGTTGATGACGATCATGGAGTCGTGGAACACCGGCACGCTGCTGGCGTCGAACTATCCGCCGAACATCGCTCAGGTTCCAACCGGCGTTTTCGCCAACCCTGGCGCAGCGCAGGCGCTGCCTTCGACCGGCACGACATTCGGTTATTTGCAAACCGCAGCCGCAATCACGACGGCATTCAGCTATTTTATGTCGGTGACTGCCGATCGAATTATTTTCAGTCTGCTTAATTCGACCGCAGCAAGCATGGGTTACTACATCGGCTTGTATGATAGTTTTAATACGGTTGCCGTTGACCCTTTCCCGATTTGTGTCGTTAATATCGGCACAACGGGTTCCGCTAGCGTCGGTGCGGCCATCACTTCCTCGCCGACCGCCGCCTCGGGACTTGCGACCCGTGAACCAGCGCAAGCGATATCAGGAGCTACAAACTTTTCAGTAGGGTGCAACGGGGGTGTGTTGTGTTCTTGGACTCTCGTAACCTCAGCCATCGACGTTTACAAAGGTTTCTATTACGTCTCCCGGTGCATGCTTATTGGTCGGGCTTCATCGGCATTTAAAGGACTGCTCAAAGATTGTTTCCAAGGACCGCTCCAACTCAATAACGGCGATCTTCTGACGTGGACACTCGCCGGCACGTCCTACACCGCTGTGCGTGCAGGAGGATCAAGTCTTGGAACCTACTTTTTGACGATCTGACATGACAACTGCAAGCTGCGTCGTCCCGACCACCAACGGCGACGGCACCAACCCCGTCGACCTGTGGTCCGGGGCGACTCCTGCACAGCTTCGAATCACGCCGCAATTCAAGCATGCAGTTGTCCCGACCACCAGTGGCGACGGCATCAACCCTATCGAACTGTGGGCCGGGGCGACTCCTGCACAGCTTCGGGTCGCTTTCCAGCAGCGGCAGCAAGTCATGGCTTACGGTGCCTACGACCCGATCCGCGGCTACGTCTTCGTGATCGACCCAGCGACGTTGCAGCCCGATCTGCCGCGCAACACCCGTTTCCCCCAAGCGCAGTGATTTCCGGCACACCTTTCCTGCTCGCCGACATCGACACCGAATGGCACCGGATCGGGCCTCTAGTCGCGGGTGTCGATCCTAGCGATAATGCCGGCGACGATATGCGCCAGCGATGCCGAGAAGGCGCGGCGCTTTGCTTGATTTCAGACGATGGGGTGATGGTCTTGAGCCTGATGCCCGATCGCTACGGAACCGGCGAACTCGAGCTCTTCGTGCGGATGGCCGCATCGTGGGGTGACGGTGGCTCCATCCAGCGCAATGACGCGCACCTTGACGCAATCGCAAGGGATATGGGGGCCGTGCGAATTTTCTTCCACACCCTCAGGCCCGGCATGGCGAAAGTCTTGTTGCCGGAGTGGAAAGTCCGCTACACCGCATTCGAAAGAGCCGTTCATGGGAACTAGCGCAGGCCAGCAAAAAGAAACCTCCGCGGACATCGCGCAGGCGCAGCATGCGCAAAACCTGATGACCGACTACGAGCAGCGATGGCTGCCCGTGCAACAGAAGCTCGCAAGCACCATCGAGCAGGAGGGTCAGCCGGACTCGGCGGCGCGCAAGCTCGCAACGGGCAAATCCTCGACCGACACAGCCATCGCGTTCAACCAAGCGCAGAGCGGTCTCGAGAAAGGCCTCACGAACGCCGGCGCCGCGCCGGGCTCGGCCCGTGCTGATCTCGCGATCACCGGTCAAGCCGGCGATGCGGCCGCGTCGACCGGTCTCGGCAAGATGATGTCCGAACAGCAGATCGACGACGCCTACACCTCAGGCCTCGGCGCACTCACGTCGCTCGGCCGCGGTGAGAAAGCGATGGTCGGCTCTTCGCTCACGCAGCAGGCCGCGCAGAGCTCGCAACAGGCCGCGAGCGACGCCAACGCGTCGCTCATCAACCGTGGCAGCGACGCGAAACTCGCCGGCACTGCGATCGGCTTTGGTCTGCAGCAAGGCATGAATTCCTTCGGTGGTGGCAGCGGCATGGCGGCCAACGACCCGAACGGCTACGGCATGGGTTCGGGTGTCGGTGGCTTCGGTCCATCGCAACTACCCACGGCAGGGGGTCGATAAATGGCCGGCTTTCAACTCAGTGGCATCCTCGGCAACAAGTTCCTGAACCCGGACGCTGTCGCCAATGGCGAGCTCAAGAAGTGGACCGGTGGAGGTGACGACGGATCGAGCACGACCGCAGCCGACACCTTCGCCGCGGTCACGAAAGAGCAATGGTCGAACTACGTCAATACCTTCGTGCCGATCGAAAACCAGTTGATCAAGTACGCGACCGATCCGACCGTTGTGAGCAGCGCCATGTCGACCGCGAGCCAAGGCGTGCAAGACGCCTACACCGCACAGCAGGGCTCGACCGCACGCCAGTTGAAGGGCCTCGGCGTCAACCTCTCGCCAGATGAGCAGGCCGCGCAGACGCGCGCCTCGGGCCTGCAAGAGGGCCTTGCCGACGTCTCCGCGCAAAACACCGCACGCGATCTCACCACCCAACGGCAACAGTCGATCCTCGGCTCGCCGGTGCCCACCTCGGGAGCTTGACATGCCTGCATTCGGCATCGGTCCTTCACTTGCGACCTACGGCAGCCGCTCGCGCTCGCCTTCGCTTGCTGCCTTCGGTGAAGATCAGCAGCAAGAGGCCACGCAGGAGCTCGGCAAGGCTGCTCAGATCGAGACGACGCGCAACGACCAAAACACCGTCGCCAAGGCGCAGGCCAAGGCCGGCGATCAAGCGCTCGGCAGTGCAGCCGGGGGGCTCGCAGGCGGCGCCGCGGCAGGTGCCATGTACGGCACTGCGGCAGGCCCGTGGGGCACGCTCATCGGCGGTCTGCTCGGCGCAGTCGCCGGTGGCCTCTTCAGTCACTAAGGAATCGACATGGCGGGTCTCGCAAGCGTAGGCGCATCGGCAGCGGACGGTCTCGACTCAGGCTTTCGTCTGGGTCTGGCCGCGACTGCACAACAGGATGCACGCACTCAGCGCGAATTCGAGAACAAGCGTCAGCAGCAACTCGACGACGAGCGCACCTCGCAACGCAATCGCGACAACTCGCGGCAGGACACGCAGGACGCCAACGCGGCCGACGACCGTGCGCTCGCCGGCATCAACTCGCAGATCGACGATCACCGTCTCGCGGGCGCTGCGCTTGCGGCGCAGTACGGTGGCCCCGACAAGATTCCGGGCGACCAAGGCAGCGACTACGCGGCTAAGGCCAACGCGCTCTCGGCGCAGCGCGCCGCATTGCTGCAGAAGCGCTATGCACCCGAGGTGGCCGCAGAACAGCAGTGGGCGAAAGACACGAGCTCACGCATCGCCACGGGTCAGATGAGCATGGACGACCTGAGCCCCACCGACACGGTGCGACTCATCCAAGCCACGACGCGCCGGCCGATCAGCGATTTCCTGCGCCCGACCGATGGCAGCAACAACGGCAATTCGGTGGTCGGCCAAGGCATCGCCGACACGACAGCCGGTATCAAGACGAACAACACGAGCCTTGCGGTGCGCGGCGCCGGCACGCTCATGGCGCCGGACATCAATGAGGGCATCGGCCACACCGCGCCGGACGGTTCGACGATCACCGGCAAGAGCCTCTACGCGCTCGTGCCTGCGCCGGCGCAAGGCATGCAGCCCGGTCAGCAGGCACCGGTCGGACTCGGCGCCGCGCTCAATGCGGCAATGTCGTCGGCCAGCACACCCCCTCCTGCAGCCAATGCGCAGCCGGCGCCCACCGATCCGAATGCTGCGCCACCTGCAGCCGGCCCGGCGCCGACGGCGCCAACGACGCCCGCGGTGCCTGATCCCGACACGGCAGGGGCTGCACCCATGACACCCCCGCCGACGGCGGGCAGCGGCACGATCGCGCCGACCGGCCCCGCGCCGGGTGCGGCGCTCGCACCGGCCAATGCTGGCGGCAACATGGGTCAGATCATGCCGGCCGCGGCGAGCGCGCCGGCTCCCGCAACGCCGCCCGCCCCTGCGCTCACGCCCGGCCAGGACCCCGACAAACTGTTGCCGGTGCTGCAGGTCACGGCCGAGCACCCGGACGGCACGCAGGTTCAGTACCACGCGCCGATCACGATGAACCGTTCGACCGACCCGAACGACCCGATTCATCCGGGCATCAGCATGAGCGACGCGATGCAGAAAATGGGGCAAATGGGCGTGCTCGAGTCGTGGGCCAACACCCCTCAGGCCAAAGCCAAGTTGCAGGCCGGACTCGATGCACTCGGCGACAAGCAGAATTCTTTTCTCGGTGCGTACTATGCGATGAAGGGCGACCCGAAAGCGCTCCTGCCGGCCGGGTCGCAAGACCCGACGTCGCTCAAGATCAAGGCGATTCAGAAGCTCGCCGATGACAAATTCGATGGTGACTACGCGGCCGCGTCGCAGGCCTTCATGGGTAAGTCGACAACAGGTCTTCAAAGCAAGTTCGACGCGATCGACAACCTCGATGTTTCTGACAGCCAGAAAGACGCGTTGAAACGTGTCGCTGCAGGCGACAAAACGACCGGTCTCACGCCGGCCAAGACCAAGGCTGCAGGCGTCGGTGGCAGCGCGGCGCTGCCGGGCTCAGGCACTGGTGGCAAGCCCGCGCTCAGTGGGCAAGAACTGCTCGCTGCGCAAACCCCTGCGGATCAAGCAACGATCAAGGGCTTGCACGATGGTTCGATCAGCCCCACGACCTTGAGCATCCGCAACAATCATCGCGAAAATATGGTGAGTCTTGCTGCGCGCGTTTTTGATGGCAGCGACGGCAGCCAGCCGATGAACACAAGCACTGCCGCAGTGAATACCGGCACCGAACGCGCCTATACCGGTAACGGCGTGCCAGCGAAGGCGATCCGCTCGATCAATGTCTCGGTCGACCACTTGGCAACGCTCAAGGAGCTTGCCGGCGCGCTCAACAATGGCTCGGTTCCGCTCATCAACTCGGTGGCGAACAAAGTCTCTGCGCAACTTGGAACCGCGGCGCCGACCAACTTCGACATGGCGAAGCAATTCGTCGGCGACGAAGTGTTGAAAGCGGCCATCGGTACGGGTGGTGCTGGCGCGCAGGCCGACCGCGATGCGATCGTGGCAGGTATCAAAAATTCGCAAAGCCCGGATCAGTTGAACGGGTGGATCGATACCGCAACGAAGTTCATGGGTGGGCAGCTTGTTGGTCTACAACAAGGCTACACGTCGGGTGGTGGAGCGAAGGATTTCAACTCGACGTTCCTCACGCCACACGCGCAAGCAGCATTTCGTGCTGCAGGTGGTCAAGCATCGAAACCACGATCGAGCGGCCTCGGTGGGGGCGGCGCAGCGTCGAGCAAATTCACTGAAGGTCAGGTCTACCAAGACGCCAACGGCAACAAAGCCCGATATCAGGGCGGCAACTGGGTTCCGCTCTGATGGCTTTCGATCCGACCAGCGCCAAGCCTTTCGACCCGACCTCGGCAGCACCCGCAGGCGGGGGTAGTTTCGACCCGTCTTCGGCGGCGCCCGTCGACACGAGCAACTTGCCGCCGCTGCAAGGCGCCGATGCGGTGCCGGGCTCGAACGCGGACAAGACGCGCCAAGGCGCGCCAGTCGCGGCCGCACCGACGCCGATCGCGCCGCCCACGGCCGGCGACAAGGTCACAGGCGCGATCGAGGCAGGCCTCAACCTCGCGGCCGGCATCATGGGTTCAACCTACGGCATGGCCGCGGGCGTCGTGCGCGCGGCCGGCGAGAACCTCGGCGTGCTCGCACCGAGTCACGATCTCGCGGCCGAGAAGAATCAGCAGTTGCTCAATCCAAAGCCTGCGGGATCGGTTGCGCCGCAGATGGTGCCCTCGACACTCGAGGAGGCGCAAAACGCCGAGACGCAACAAGCGACACAGACCGTCAAGGGTCTCTTGCCTTCGGCGAACACGGTCGCTGCCGGCCCGATGGGGCTCGCACGCGCGGGCGCTCGCGCAGTCGCGCAAGCTACCGGCCACGATGTCGGCTCCGACAACATCACGCCGCAGGCGCAACAGGTCGCCGAGAACATCCAAGACAAGTACATCGCGCCGGCCGCGGACAACCTCGTCGGTGCGGCCGGGGTGCTGCACGGCATCGCGCCTGCCGGCGCAGTCGACGCCGCCAAGCAGGCCGCACCGGTGCTCGCGAAGGCTGCCGGTGGTGCTGCTGCTGATGTGGTGGGCGCTGCGGCGAAGAAGGTGCTTCCGGTCGATCCTGAGCTCTTGAAGGTCGCCCAGACCGCCAGCGAGCTCAAGTACCCGATCGATGTGCGGCCGGATCAGGTCGTCGACAACGCGAAATTCACGAAGATGGCGGGGCAGGCTTCGTCCGACGTGCCGCTGTCGAATTCGAAGAACGCTTCGAACCAGACAGCTTTCACGCGCAACGTGATCAGCCTGCTCAACCCGGCCGACGAGAAGTCGACGCGTCTCACGCCCGACGTCTTCGATGACGCGATGAAGCGCTCGGGCTCGGGCATCGGCGATATCACCGATCGCACGCCCGTGCCAGCCGAAGACCTTGCACCGGGTGTCGACTCGATCCGCGACGACCTGACCAAGGCGACGCCGGACAACGCGAAGATCGTTGAGGCGTATCTCAGCGATCTCGGCAAAGTCACGGGCGATGACGGTGTGGTCAGCGGCCGTGCACTGAAGGAGCTCAACAGCCAAATCGGTACGCAAGCCCGCGCGAACGCCGGCAACGATCTCGGCCGCTATCTGAGCAACCTGCAGGACGTGATTCAGGACGGTGTCGAGCGCAACGCCGCACCCGAGGACGTGCAGCCGCTGCGCGACTTCCGCCGTCAGTACGCATACGGCAAGATGGTTGAGCCGCAGGTCGCCAAGACCATCGACGGCAAGATCAGCCCGGCCGGGTTGATGGCTGCCGTCACGGCGACGAAGCAGGGAAAATATTACATGGCCCGCCAGATGGGCGGCCCGATCGGCGATCTCGCCAAGGTCGGGCAACTCATCAAGGAACCCACGTCCTCGGGCACGGCCGAGCGCTCGCTCGTCTACGGCACGCTGCTCGGTGGCGGCGCCTTCGCCGAGCCGCACGCGGCCGCGGCGACCTACGGCGGGGCACTGGCCTACAACACCCTTGGCCCGAAGCTCGTGCGCCGCATGATCGCCAAGCGCGAACTGCCGCGCGACGAGCCACCACCCGCCGAGCCGACGACGTCGCCCGGCGCAGCGCCTGAAAGTGGTGGCGGTGGTGCAGCGCCGCCTGCAGGCCCGCTCGGCGATCTGGTGCCCGATTGGGAGACCACGCCCGGCGCCGGTGGCGGCGCGCCTCGAGGCGGGCACGAGCCCGGCCTCGTGGCCGCGCACGATGAGCCCCCGGTCACGACCGGCAACCGCAAAGCGCGGCTCGAGCAAGAGCTCGTCCCCGGCCGTCCTGACCTGCCGGACGCGCTCGTTTCCGGTGGGCCGGCCGAAACTGCGGCCACGGATCGCGCCAATGCGGCGATGAACGAGCCCGGCGCCATCGAAGCGCGGCGCCAGCAGGGCGCGGAAGGCCCCGATACGCCTCCGAACCAAGAAGGCGGCGGGGGTAGTGGCGGCGAGCCGCCTGAAGGCTCTGGCGGCCCTCCTGTCGGGCCCGGCGCCGAAGAAGCACAACGCTTGCTCGACGAGAACCCACCCGAGGAGGTGAAAGCCGTCCTGCGCGCTCACCTCAAGGCCGAAGCTGCGGCCGAGGCGAAACGCGTGCAGAGCCTGAAGGACAACGCCACGGCCGAGCAGTTGGAGCGCACCGCGCGCGCGACCACCGACCCGGCGCTGCAGAAGCGCTTGATCGCGCAGGCCGACAAGCTGCGCGGCGCCGATAAGATTCCGGCCGGCAAGGTGATCGAGGGCCAACCCGAGATCAAGGCGCCGGTGCCGGAGAAAATTCCTACCGGCGACGCGACCGAGATCACGCCCGAGAAGATCGAGCCCGCCGAGAGCCCGGAGATTCCGACCGGCGAGGCGACCGAGATCACGCCCGAACTGATCGAAGCCGACCGTCAATGGCGCTCGCGCTACAACCTCGGCGCCGAGGATGCGCAGCGCGCTCGCGACACGTCGCGCGCACTCGCGCACGACTCGCGCGCCGTTGAGCGCGCCGCAGTGCAGCACGAGAACAGCCCGCGCGCTTTCGATCGCGAGATCGCGCGCATCAACGAAGAAGGGGAAGCCCGTGCGAATGAAACCAAGCGCGCTGCTGAAGGCAGCCAAGGGGATGCCGGCGCCGCTGGCCCACGTGGTGGGGATCACGGGGCTGCACGCGTTTCAGCCGGCGAAGGTGACGGCGCAGGGGGGCAAGGCGTTCGTCCCGGCGCCGGTGAGGCCCGCGGCGCAAACGAGCCCGCTGGCGCAGTTCGCGCCGCAGCCGACGAACCCCGGGCCAACGGCGCTGCAGAGGCCCGTCGACCCGACGCAGGTAGTGAAAACGCCGGTGGTGCCGGGAAGCTAGAGATTCGCGAGGTGCCGGGCGGCTTCGAAGCTCACAAGGGCGGGAAGAAGATCGGCTACCTCAAGGACAACCTCGAGCGCGGCCAAGCCAAGCAACTCGGCGAGAACGCGAACGTCGACATGGTCAAGGTCGACAAGGACCAAGTCGGCACCGGTGTGGGCCGTGCGCTCTACGACGCGTTCAACGCGAAGCACGAAGGTCGGATCATGCCGAGCGGCAAGACCGAGCCGTCGGCGTGGAAGCTCTGGAAGCGCAACTATCCCGACAAGGTCGACGACTTCGTCAAGCAAGAGGCGGCGCGCATTCGCGACGGCGCCGATCCGGGCCTTGTGGCTCGCAACATCACCGACCCCGAAGTGCGGTCGCGTGTCCTGCAGGAGAGCGAGCGTGGCACTGACCCCAAATCTGGTGACAAGCCCGGTGGTGTACGGCAAGAAAACGGCCGCAAAGCCAGCCCCCAAGCTGACGATCCTGAAGAAGTCTTCAAGTCCTCCAATCCGAACGAAGGCCAAAAAACGCCCGCCAACCATCCGCAAGGAAAACCGGTAGGCAGCCCCGAAGCGATGGACGAAGTCCTGCGCGCCAAGTTCGGCAGCAAGCTCATCGAAGGCCTGAAGCGCGAGGGTGTGCTCAAGTACGCGCTCTCAGCCGATGAAGGCATGTTCGGCGATCGACGCGGTGTGAAGGCCGTCTACCGCGGCATGCAGCGCCGGCCCGCCGCGACGCTCTACGTCGATCGCATGACCGCCGATCAGGCGCCGGGCATTCTGATGCACGAGCTCGGCGAACACTTCGGTGTGATCCGCATGCTCGGCCAAGAGCGCTACAACGTGATGCTCAACGAATTGAAGAGCATCAAGAATGAGCCGGAAATCAAAGAGGCTTGGGACCACGTCAAGCACAACTATGTCGGTGAAGGCACGGCATCGAAACTGGCCGAAGGTGACGAGAGATTCCTACGTGAAGTCGCGGCGCACCTCGTCGAGAATCATCCTGATCTGCCGTTTGTGCGTCGGTTGATCAACGAGATTCGCGCTTTCTTCTACGAGCACTTCGGCACGACGATGAGCAACACCGTTGACGCCAACCTTGTGCGCGGCCTTGCGGCGTCGGCGCTGCGCAGGGCCTCAAAGGGTGATCTACCGAAGATGAAGCAGCCTGTACCGATCCGACCTATGTTCACTCCACGCACACAACCCGGAGCCGCCGCACCATGAAGGATGACGACATGGACTCGGAACGCATGCCCCTCGACGGGCTCAAGCGCAGCCGTGACAACGAACGTCGCGCACGCTTCTTTCGCTTCGACCCCACGGTCTCGACCGGCACTCTGCTGCAATCGGCAGGGCTTGCCATCGCATTGAGTGCGGGCTACGCGACCTATCAGTCCGACAAGACGCAGACGAAGGCCGACATCGACGCGATCCACGCCACGGCCGAGCGTGACCGCGGCGATGTCAGGGCGCTGTCCGAGACGCTGCGCGCCGATCTGAAGGACCTCAAGGCCGACGTCAAGGACGTGAACAATGTCGTCGTCGGGCTCAAGGCTCAGGCCGACATAGGCAGCAAAAAATGACGCTCATCCCGATCGACGAGTGGCAGAAGGTCGCGAAACGCTCGTGGAGCGTGCGGTTTGCGGTCCTCTCGGTCCTGCTCACCGGTTTCGATTTCATCATGCCTTTCTTGCTCCCCGAGCACCCGACGCGTATCCTTCAGGTTTTTGCAGCATTTGCTGCAATGGCATCAGCCGGCGCCCGGCTGATTCTGCAGAGGAACCTGATACGTGGCGATGAACAACCCCCATCGAGCTAGTATCGCGGCCGCCGTCGCGGCTGCTCTCGTCGCGCCAGCCGAAGGGCTTCGTCACTACGTCTACGCCGACCCGGTCGGCATTCCCACCTACTGCTTCGGCGAGACCGCTCATCCGGTCGCCGGCAAGTTCTACAGCACCGCCGAGTGTCAGGCTCTTCTCACCGATGGCGTGGCCGTAGCGGTCGCGACCGTCGACAAGTGCGCCCCCGGCGCGCCTGACAACGTGCTCGGTGCCTTCGGGAGTGCCGTCTACAACATCGGGCCGACGATCGCGTGCGACCGCACGAATTCGACGGCTGCACGCTACCTCTGGAATCACCAGTGGATCGACGCGTGCAATCAATTGCCGCTTTGGAACAAGTCCCACCTCGCCGGGGCGCTCGTCACGCTCCCGGGTCTCACCACGCGCCGCGACAACGAGCGCGCCTACTGCCTCAAAGGTCTCTCATGATTCTCACGCCCCTCAAGCTCTACGCGACCATTGCGCTTTTCGCAATACTGGTGATCACAGGTGGCGGATTACTCGCCAAGATTGAAGTTCTCAAGTTGCAAGTTAGCACCTTGCAAAAAGATGCAGCGCTGGAAGGCCAGCGCACCGCAGAAGCCGTCACCAAGGCCGTGCAAGCCGAACGTGATCTCGAAACCGCGCGCCAAGTCGCACAACAGAAAGTCATCAACGATGCTGCCGCTCAACACCTCAAGGATGTGGCTGATGCCACTGCTGCTCGCACTGAGCGTGATCGGCTGCGCGTTGCCGCCAAAGCCGACGCCGCCCGCTATCGTGCAACGCGCAGCGATCCCGCCCTTGTCACCGCAGGCCCAAATGCCCCCGACGCCCTTGATGTGCTCGTCGACGTGCTCGGCCGGGTTGACGACACTGCGGGCCAGTTGGCAGAGTACGCTGACAACCTCCACACCAGTCTCGCAGCCTGCATCGGCTCCTACGTCGCGTTGACACCGGCCACGACCGTGACAGAATCGACATCACCATGATCGTCTTAGTCGCCGTCCTCCTGCTGCTCTTCATGGCAGTCGTCCTCCACTCTCAAGGGAAAATTATGTCCGCACTCGACAACCTCATTGCTGCCGTCAAGGCAGAGACCACCGTCAACCAATCCGCGATCACGTTGCTCAACGCGATCCCGGGCCTGATCGCTGCCGCCGGCACCGATCCGACCGCGCTGCAGGCTCTAGCCGACAGCATCACCGCGAACGCAACCTCGCTCGCGGCCGCGGTGACTGCCAACACGCCGGCCGCTCCGGCGCCGAGCCCGGCTCCTGCGCCAAGCGCGCCAACCGTCGTCGGCACGCCTGTGACGAACCCGGACGGCAGCGTGACCACGACCTTCTCGGATGGGTCGACGTCGACCGTCGCGACCGATGGCACCGTGACGACCACGCCGGCTACGACCTGAGTCTCACGACCCAAGCAAAAGGCCCGCAACTGCGGGCCTTTTCCATTTGCGCCAGTCATCGGCACTTACTCTGAGATTCCGCATGCCCGTAGGCTCGCGGCTTCGTACAGCTTGCGGCAGGACACCCCACACCGCCGATCACGTTTTGCACAGAAGACGGCAATCCCGGTTTCAGCAGCCGATGCGTGGTGTACAGACCAGCGGGCACATTCTCCGAGGGCATGTCGCCTTGCTGCGAATGATACGACAACACCCTAAGACATGGGGTAGAAAATCTCCGAAGAGGCTCATACGTGTCGAAGGGTGCCGGAAGGGCAGCCGGTTTAATGTCGTGCTCCGCGACGCAGGTTGTTTGTGCTGCCCATGTGCAGGTCGCAGGGCGCCAACCTACTTCTTCATTTTCTCGAGCGTCTCAGCGAGCTTCGCCTGCTTGCCGACTTTGCCGGGCTTCTTCGCGGCAGCCGCGATCTTTGCCTTCGGAATCGTCTTGCCAGCGGGCACACCGAGCGACTTGTGCAAGCCGCCTTTGTTTTTCGTTGCGCCAGCGATCCAGTTCTTTGCCATGATCAAAGCTCCCTCGAGTCTTCAGCAGAACGCCATTCTGCATCGAAGCTACCGCCTTGCCAACCATCGAGCCAGGGACCGCCGAGCGTCATGTGCGCGATCCCGAGGCCGACCGGGCGAGGCTCCACATCCACGAGCCAGTTCCATTGCGGCGCAAGCATGCCGATCTCGCTCTCGGCGAGCCAGTAGAACCGGTGCAGGTCGCGGCCGGGGCGTTCGTTCACGTCGCGGAGCGACAGCCGGCGATTGGCGCCGTGGTCACAGTTGAAGAGCATCACGCTCGATGCGTTTTTCATCGGGTAGTGCGTCTGCGTCTGGTAGACCATCTTGACGCTGCTAGGGTAGACCGCGTGCGGATGGCGAACGACGCTCACCGCGTGCTCGGCCTTGATCTCATTGAGCATGATGCGTGGATCGCGCAGAAAGACGACGTCGCAATCGACGAAGAGAGCGAAGCCGTTTTGCGCGAGCATCGGCGTGAGAAAGCGCGAGATCGCGAAGCGTGTGGCCTGCGGCGCGTTGCTCACGAGATCGTAGTCCTGACCCCCGCGCTGATCGGCCGCGCGCCACAGGAGGCCGTGATCGTAGAGCTTGGCCGCGCAGATGAACTCGGGTTCGATCTCACCGCGCGTCACACGCAGGAGGCTCTTGCGGGCCACCTCGGCAGCTTGAGCTTCGCGCTCGTCGAAACCAACGTAGACCTTCATTGCATGACTCTCTTGACTTCGTTGAAACCGAACCAACCATAGAGCAGACCTTCAGGGTCGTCGTGGCGCGTGATCGTCCACGTCTTCACCACCCACCCATCGACCGTCGTGACCTGCGGCCCGCAAACCGCCGTGTGCGGGCGCACGACCCACCGCTGCCCGGCGTGATAGGTCTCGTCGCCGACCTCGAGCCGGAAGTCGCCGCCCGTGCGATCGATCAGCGGCTCGAAGATGAAGAGCTTCACGGCGTGCGTGTGAGGATGTAGTCGCCACTGACCTCGGCGACGACCTTGTACCCCATGCCGATCAACAGCTTGACGGCGCCGAGCGGCTTCAGACCGAAGCGCGTCGAAGCCATGTCGCGCTTCTGCTCGACGCAGATAACAGGGCCGTGCTTGCCGATGGTTTCTCGGCCACCACGCAGCACGAACTCCTCGTAGCCTTCGCAATCGATCTTGATGAAGTCGACGTTTTCGAACCCGAACGAATCGATCGTCTTCATCGGGATCGTGCCTTTGCCCTTCACCCACGAGTCGCCGGAGCTCGTGCTCGAGGTGTGGATCGTCACCATGTCCTCGCGCTCGCCGAGAGCGAAGGGGTGCATCGTGACACTCGACCCGCGGTAATCCGGCGCTTCGAAGACGTTCTTTTCAAAGCAATCACGGTGCACCTCGACCGGCTCGAATGCTTCGACCTTCTCGAACCAGTGCGCGAGGTTGAACGACCACAGGCCGATGTGCCCGCCCACGTCGATTGCGACGCGACGGCGTTTCAGCGGCACGAAGTCCATGCAACGCAGTTGCTTCTTGCCTTGGTACGACGGGCGACCGTTCACGACGAGGTAGCCCTTGGGTGCGGCCATCCAGTCGATGAGGTGCTGTTCGTTATCTGGGAACGCCCACGGGCCGACTTGCTTCATTTGAGAATCCTTTCGAGCGCATCGCTCACTTCGGTGACTGAAATCGCTTCCATCGACGTCCTGCAGCCGGGGCAATTCATGCGGTTGCCGCAAGGCTTGCCGGCGTGGCGCAGGTTCGTCATGGTCTCGTAGCCGGTGATCTCAGGCGCGATGAACTCGGACCAGAGAATCACAGCCGGCGTGCGCGTCGCTGCGGCGCCGTGCATGAGACCACCCTCTGTGCTGACGAAAGCGCGGCTCACCGAGAGTATGGCAAGCGCGTGGCGAAACGTCGGGGTGATGACCTTGAGCACGTTGTGCGGCAGTGACTGCGATGGGTCCGAGACGCACTGCACGAAGTCCTGCCGCGTCTCGGACAGAGCGAGCCATCGGTCACCGAACCACGCCTTGTTCGTGTGGCCGATGTTCTTGACGTTGGGCTCGATCATCACCTTGTCACGAAACGGTGCAGCGAAGACGAGCTCCTCGGCCGTGAAGACGATCTCGGCCGGCGTCGGCTTGAAGTGGCGCCACGTCCATTTGCTCGACGTCTTGCCGGCGATATAGGGTCGAACGCCGGAGCAGTTGAGCAACCGCATCGGGCCGCCGACGTGGCTCTGCGTGATGTAGGGAATACCGGTCCACAGATCGCTCTTCTGCGGCCGCCCGGCGCGGTCGACGATCATCACCGGGCGGCCGTGCGTTTTGTGCAGACGACGCGCTTCGCCGGCCGCCATGAGTTGATCTCCGATGCCCACGATCAGGGCGTCTCGACGAGCGCGTAGGTGACGTCGGGGTGGCGGCGCGCAACCTCGTTGAAGGTGTCGTCCCACCACTGCCACGGACGGATCGTGACGTGCAGATTGCGGCCATCGGGGAAGCTCTTGCGCGCCGGCCTGCAGCACACGCTCGCCCACACGAGACGCTTGGCGCGGCTGAAGAGGCCTTCGATGAAAGCAAGCGTCTCCTCCTCGGGCACATGCTCGAGCACGTCGCTGCAGATCACCGCGTCGAACTTGCGGCCGGGCGTCGGCAGCTTGTCGTGCTGCGGGAAGGCCGGATCGTAGAGCGTCACGTCGATGCGGCGCAGACGCCATTCGTGGTGCACCTTGTTGGCCGTCTTGTAGGCGTTGCCGGCACCGCACCCGAAGTCGAGCAGCGTGTGCACGTCGTGCCGCTTGAAGAGCTTTCCGATCTGCTCTTTGTGCTGCAGCACGCTCAGGCCAAGGAACTGCGCGCCGCCTGCGGCCATGTCGCGGTAAAGCGGGATCAGGTCATTCATTTGCGTTCCCAATAGCTGATGTGCTCGCCGAGGTGACCGGAGACAACGTCAGCGAGCACGAAGCCGCTGCCGAGCATCGCTTCACGGATGTCGTGCTCGATGTAGCCGCTGCGCTGATCCACAAGCATGAGCGGATCGCCGCGCGGTGGCAAGCGGAGCACCACCAGTTCGCGCGCCGCGGCCGCGAACTTGCGGCAAGCCATCGTCGGATTCCTGAGCTTCTGCAACAGCGCCAGCATGATCACGATGTCGTATTGACGCTTGGGCATGAAGTGGTCGGCGTCGCCCTGTTCGAAGGTGCACGCACGATCGCCGCGCAACTTGTTGGCGACGTCGACATGGCCCTGCACGATCTCGACGCCGTGGACCGCTACGGCGCCTTCGTCGAAGAGTTGCAGCGAGATCAGACCTTCGGCGCATCCGACGTCGAGCACCGTCTTGCCGGACACACGGGCGATCAGGGTGTCGAGTCCGACGAGTTGATCTTTGAGCGTGCGGTCGCCCGGCCTGCCGGCCGTGTTGAACCAGCCTAGTTTTTGTTGAACCATTGCCAAGCGTCTCCATTGCGCATCTGTGAGGGGGACCACTGATTCTCTGCGAGGACGCCGAAGGTGTGCAGTCTTTCGGCTGCCGACGTGCCGTGAAGCGAGGACATCGGCGAGACGATGATCGGCACACCCTGCGCAAACGCGGTCACCGCGGCGGCTGAGGAGTGCGTCACGACGAGCGCGGCGCCCTGCAGGTCGCTCACGAGCGTGGCCTGCTGCTTCTCCTTGTTCCGATCCCACTTGCGCAGCTTGATCTTGCGGTCGGCAAACGGGCCTTTGCTGACCTCGTTCATCGTGCGGTAGAACCAAGATGGATCACACGCGATCTCGCGCATGAAGCTCTCGGATTGCTCGACCATGAGCACGCAACCCTTATCGTCATCGCGCATCGGCCGCGTCGGGATATGGAGCTTTTCGAAGCGGGAAAAGTCGACGATCGCCTGCCCGTGCACCTTCGTTTGAATTCGGTTCTTGGCGACGCGAAACTGCAGGCCGCGGACCTTATCGAAAAAACTGTTGTCGACGTAGTACCAGTCCTCACCGCTCGCCCTGACACGATTGAAGGTATCGAGATTCGACTTGTCGACGCCGTAGAAGACATGACCCTTCGCGTCAGCCGGGCAGCCATCGGCGAAGGCTTGGCAGAGCATGCGGCTCTTCTCTTTGCCGGCGACCGGGTGCATCGTTACCATGTCGCTTTGCTCCGATTGGCGATGATGCGCGCGAAGGGCTCGCCTGTGGCGATCTCCTCGTGGTGCCATTGACCGTGCGCCATGCGGTTGAGAATCATGCCGCGCGAGACAGGTCCGGCACCGGCGCAAATCCAATGCGGCGCACTGTGATAGACCGGAACACCTTCGACGAGTGCACGCACACCGGCCGCGCTCGACCAGACATGGCAAGCCGCGGCGCCCTCGAGATCGCGCGTAAGCGGCACCTTAGGCACGAAGTTGCCGGGATGCTGGCGCAGCTTCGTCGCCTTGCCGCGCGCTTGCAGTTCCTTCGCGCGCTTCTCGGCCCACTGCGGCGGGCTCTTCATCGTGCGGCTGCCGATGCCGCGTTGCCCGCAAATCAAGTCGTAGTCCCCATCGCCTGACCAAGACATCAATTCGAAACCGAGCTTCTCGAATCGCTCTTCGCTGTCGTCGACCGGAAACCACCCCGACCCGTTGTGGCCGTGCACGCTGATCGCGTAGTAGGTCTTGTCGAGCTTCTGCAGATACCCGTTCTCGCAGACGATCACAGTGCCGCCTTGCTTCTCCCACAGATCGGCCTCGAGCTCTCCGGCGCCCTGCCGGTTCCACAGCACGAGCCAGTCGGACGCGTCAGCGGGCCGGGGTATCTCGGTGAGATGAAAACCGACTTTCTTCAGACCGAGCTCGAACGCAAGTCGGCGGTAGTGAGGCTCTTTCCTGATGCGGAGAACGGCTCTCATTGCAAACCCAATACGACGTAACCGGGCGCGAGCCCTTCGAAGTCGTCAAGGATATAAGTGATCTCGAAAACTCCGAGATTTCGGCCGGTGAACACAGCCCCGGTCCACTCTTTGAGGGTGACGCTGTCACCCACCTTGAAATTGCGATCGTTCTTTCGAACTTCGAAAGTTTTCAAGCCCAACGCAGCCGGCTCGTAGTACCGCGGCAGTGTCTTGAGATTGTGGCTCTTGCTCATGGCGCGTCGGGGACCATCGTTTTGAACTGCATGTGCGTGACCAGTTTCAAGGCAAGAGCGCCCTCCTTCGTCACACCGTTCAACATCACGCAGCCCGAGGCTTTGGCGATGTCGACCTGCGTGATCGTGACTTCCATCGATTCACCGCCGAATTTGGCGATGAGAACAGCTAGCAGGTCCATCGCCGAAAGCGTGTTGTCAGGGTTCATCGCACCTTCTCCTTCAGTGGTTCGCGCTTAGGCAGCGCCTTGAGCGCGCCGATCGAGTCGGGCGGCAGCTTGTCAGGCTCGTTGCGCGGTGCAGAGCCTTCGACCGTCGAGGCCCACCGCAGCCGGCGCTCGCACTCACCACAACGATAGCGGCCGGTGATGTGAAGGAACGACCACCCGGCGTCCTCGGCCGCCTTGGTGTCGGGTAGGCTCTTTTTGCAGCCGCCCGCGCAGAAGATTTCGTCAGGCACAGAGCACCTCCTGCCAGGGCTTCATGGCGAAGCAGCGCATCGCGCTCCCCGGCGTGCAGTTGATGACTTCGACGCCAACAGCTTTGATGTCCTTGGCGAAGAATTCGAGCTTGTGCAGCCACTCGGAAAACGTCTGCTGCTGCACCATCGGGTGAGGGTGGTCGGCGTGGTGGTGACGCTCGCCCTTCGGTCCGAGCTTCATGTCGAAGCCGAGCAGGATGATGCGCCGGTAACCCCACAGATAGGCGAGATTGATCGCCTGCACGCCACTGTTGCCGTTGTTGTGGATCACCTCTTTGCCGAGCCCTTCGCGGTTCGTGCCGCGCATGCGCTTCACGTCCGGCCAGCGGGCCGCGGTGCTCGAGTCTTGCGTCCACATCGCACCCTTGAAGGTCTTGCGCGCGTCGGCGATCTTGCTCTTCCACCACAAGAAGTCGCCTGCATAGAGAACGTCCGCAGTCGGGAAAATCTCGTAGGTCGAATTCACGACGATTGTGAAGTGACCGGACGCCTTCGCGGCATCGACCTGCTCCATCGTGAGGCTCGGCCCGCTCGCGAGCACGATCGCGGTTTTCATCGTGGCGGCCGTGTGTCTGCGAAGTCGGCAGGGATCGTGTCGGCGTAGGCCTCATCGATATCGCTGTCGCTGAAGAAAAACTCATCCGGTGGTGCTTCGGGTGCCTTGTGGCAGGCCCAAGCCAGGAGGCCAATCACGATGAACGCGAAGGCGAGGAAACCGGCTGCGTACTGTGTGGGGGTGATGCTGTCCATTCGTGAACTGTATCACTTGATACCGCTTGACGCCAAGCCTCTTTTACAACTTTTAGGTCTTTTTCGAGTTGCACGATCCGCGCGTCTTTCTGGATGAGCACGACGGTCGCCTCCTCGGCAAACTTCACGAGGTTGTCTTTCGACCAAAGGTGAAATTCAGCCATTGCGTTTCCTTCGTTGCGCTGCAGCGAGCAGCAGTTCCTGCACCGACTTCTTCGACTCGTGGCGCGCGAGCACATCCTCGTCGATCGAGTCCGCAGCGACTATGTCATAGACGTAGACCGGGCGATTGAATCCGCTCTGCATCTGGCGCACCGGGCCGATACGCTCGATGACCTGTTGCCGCAGTTCCATGTCCCAATTCTCACCGAAGAAGACGACGATGTTCGTCACGTTTTGGAAGCCGTCGATGCCGTGGCCTGCGCTCTTCGGGTGGACGAAGAGAAGCGGGATCAACCCGGCCTTGAAGTCGTCTTCGTCCTTCTCGCTCTTGAGCGCGCGGCCATCAGGAAAGGCCTTGAGCAGCCGGGCAAGATCGCTCTTGAAGTTGTAGGCCACGAGCAGCGGCATGCCGCCCGACTCCTCGACAAGACTCTCGAGTGCCTCGATCTTGGCGTTGTGCGTGACCTTGTAGGCGCGCGCCCGTGGGTCTTCGTCGCTCTCGACATCGGGATCGAGGTAGGCAGCGCCATTGGCAAGCTGCAGGAGCTTCTGCGACTTCGCGGCTGCCGCGAAAGCCTCGATCTCGTGGCCTTCGATCTGGGTGAAAAGCGCGCGCTCCATTTCCCGGTAATGGCGCCGCGCCTCTTTGGGCATGTCGACCGGAATCTGAATGAAGATCGGCAGCGCCACGTCGAACCAGTCCTCGACCTTCAGGCTCAGGCACAGGTCAGCGACGAGACTGTGAATCTCTTGGTCGCTGTGCGGGTGGATGACGGTCTGGATATGGGTCTTGTGCGCGTGGATCGCGTCGCGGATTCGCTTGTAGGCGAACCAACGGTTTTCGAAACTGTCGTAGGTGAGACCGAGCCGTGTGCCTCGATCAAGGAACCACATTTGCCCCCAAAGGTCTTTCAACCCGTTCGGTGCAGGCGTGCCGGTGAGCTCGATGAATTGCTTCATCTTGGAGTGCCACGCAAGCTCTGAGAGCGCCGATGTCATCACGCCGCCCTGCTTGATTCGGTGGGCTTTGAGCCGCCGTGCTTCGTCACTGATGATCGTGCGGAACGGCATCCGCTTAACGCTCTTCAGGTAGTGCACGAGCCACGCGACGTTTTCATAATTCATCGCGTAAATTTCAGCCGGCCGCAGGAGTGCGGCGATGCGCTCCTCTGCGGTGCCGATGACCTTGCTCACGCGCAGGCCTGCGGTGTGATCCCACTTCTGCGCCTCCTCGGACCAGACCTTGCGCGCGACGCGCAGGGGACCGAGTGCGAGAGCGGGCCAGACGCTACCGTGCATCACGTCGAGCGTGTCGAGCGCGGTGAGCGTGTTGACGGTCTTCCCGAAGCCCATCGGGGCCCACACGGCGCAGCGCGGGTGCTCGACGATGTGATCGACGATGAGGTGGCCGTACTCACGCGGCGTGAAAGGCTTGCTCACTTGACACGGCCTGCTCGGGTGAAACCGGAATAAACGTGCTCGATCATGCTCAAGCATTGGTCGCAACTGACAGTGTTTGTCGGGCCCGCGTATCGAGGCAGATAGTCAACGTCACCGGACGAAAATGCGTCACATGCTAGACCGCAGAGACTGTGCTCCATAGGCCCGTGAGCATGCAAAGCCTCCGGGTCGTCGTAAGCCTTCACAGCGGCGGCAGCCATGCGTCCAGTTCCTCGATCGTTGTGATTACGAGCACCACACACCCGGCCTCACGCATGCGCTCATGCTCGCGGGCCTGCGCTTCGGTCGCGGCTTTGCCGGGTCGTTTTGTCTCGACGAAGGGGTGCATGTACGGGGGGAACGCACCGATCTTCTGGTAGTAGCGCGAATCAGTCGGAAAGAGCGCAAGCACGTCCGGCGCGTTGCTACGACCGAGCCAGGACACAGCGCGAATCTCGCCGCCGTAGACTTCGACTCGCGCCTTGAGCGCCTTGCGGATGTCGCCTTCTTTGATTGTCTTCGTCATGCGAACAACTCCATTTGATCCGGCTCCCACTTGTTGCCCTTCGCACCGTTCACACGCCAGTGAATGACCTGAAAATTCCAAGGCACACCGAGACCGCTGACGCGGTCGTGCGTCACTGGCACGATGTGATCGAGCACGTAGCGCTCGCCGTGGAAAGCACTCATCGCGTCGGCCCACGCTTTGAGCATCAGCAAATCGACCTTGTCGACCCACGGTGGATAACTCATCACGCAGGCATAGAGGTAGTGCGCTCGCGACTTGTGGCCGAAAACCCAATGCACCCACTCGCCGGCCATGATCTTCGCCTTCGTGCCGGGCCGGAAATAGCAGACGACGCTCATGCTAGAACGGGCAGACAGTCGTCACCACGCCGCGCACGAACGGGTCGCAGAAAGCCTCGAGCCGGCGCTTGGCCGTGAGCCGCGCCGCGTTCTCTTTCTTCGTCTCCCAAATCACATGATCAGGGCAGATGCACAACCACTCGTCCTCGCACAGATGAGACGCGTCGTACTCTGGCCCCGGCGCGGGGCCGTGGACCTGCTCGCACATGATGCGCGCGGCGTTGTAGTTCTTCGGCTGCGTCGCACGACCGCCACCGGCTACGCGCATCGTGATCATCGGCCGATCGCCGCCACCGTGGCGCCGTGTCGGCCCGATCCAAATCCAGCAGCCGAGCTCGTCGATCACGATGTTCGCGCAGAGCCGATCCCACAAGGTCGCGTAGAGCTTCACAGACGCCGTCCCCAAGCGTCCGACCGAATCTTGCGCACCACGTTCTCGCTCAGACCGAGCATTGCTGCGACCTCGATCACCGATAGGTCGGTGCGCTCGAGGACATGGCGGCGGTCGAGCGCGGTGGTCTGCCGGAACTTCTCGCGATGGCCGAGGATCGTGAGGGCATCGAGTGCGGTCGTCTTCACGACGCCTTCGCTCATGTTCGCGATCTTGCGGAGCGCCTTGCGCGCGGCCTTGATCTTGTCGTCATCGGTCATAGCGCTTGCCCACTTTCCATGCGATTGCGACGAGACCCACGATCATCAGCCAGAGCACCGTGGGCTCAGGGACCGGCGTCACGGGCTCGACAAGAACAGGCAGACCGGACAGAAACACAGGTCCGCGCACGAGAGGCGCGGATGGTCCGTCACCTTCTCCCGGCTGCGCCTCGAGCGGCACGTCGCGCAGAAGCAAGGGGGTAGGCCCGGGTGCTCCGACTTCGGACGCAGGAGGGCCGAAGGCTTCAGGAGGTGCGAGAAGAGCGACCGGAGGGGCCGCAGGGCCGGCAGGCTCGTGTCGAGTGACGAGGGACCAGTTGTTGCAAACAGAGGGCCGGGCCACGCACCACCCTTGCTCGCAGATGACGATCGCCGATTCGACATGGTCGGGGCTCCACTTGTTGCGGGTGACGTTGGCGCAGATTCGGCCCTTGCTGCCGAACGCCATGAAACTGATCTCGGGCTCGTAGGCGTACTTGCCGCGGATCGAATCGCGGTCGATGTAGACCACGTCGTCGACCTCGTGACGCTCGGCCCTCTCGGCGAACACGCGCTTGACGCGGACCGGAATGTCGGGCGCCATCGCGTAGATCGCGGCAGTCGCCGAACCTGTGTAGGCATCGGCGCCGGGGTGATCCCATGAGCATGTGTCGATCAGCATGTCGTCATCCTAACGTATCAAGTGATACAGAGTCAATCGTCGAATTCGTGAAAATCTCCCGGCTCGCATTCGCGTGTCTCACCGCACGCGCATTGGAAGTAGAAAATCTGTTCAGTTCCGTACTCGTGGCTGAAAGAATCATCGACGAATTCGAAGTCGTGCTCGTGCATCGTGAGCAGGCGCTGTCCTTGATCTACGATCTCAAGACAGTAGACGCGCCACAAAATGATCATCAGCGCTCGCCGGTGAATCTCTTCGAAGTGCGCTTCCCATCGCTTGCGTGCAGGCGACTCGAGTACGCGAGCCGCGATCATCTTCAAGCGGATTTCAATCGCGGTGCTCATTCCGACACCACGTCGAAACCCGAGTCATCCGTCACGCCCGGGCAAGAGTGCTCAACACCCGGCTGCAAGCTAAAGAGCACCCACTTGCCGGTTTGCTGACGCCAGCGCACATCGGTCGATCCGCAAGACCTGCAACGAGGCACGTTGCGCGGCTCTCGCTCGTCCTCTTCCAAGTCCCACGGATCAGGGATGTATTCGAAGATGCTCATTTCAACGGCATTTTCTTGGCGAGCCGACGGTCGATGCGCGCGAGGATGTGCGGAATCTTCGTGGTGTTGGGGCGCTCAAGCACCGCGAGAACGCGGTATTGCAACTCGTTGTTGAGTTTCAACTCATCACGCAGGTCCATGAGCAACGCCATTTTGCTGTGCTCAAGATTGTTCGGTACGTTTTTCCCGAGTTGAGTCGAGAAAATATACTGCACGTCTTTGCAGCGGTCGTTAGCCATCAGTCATCCTTTCTATAACGGAATCCGGAGTACCCAGCAGCCGCGAGCGGCAACCCTTCATTCCATCCGAGATTGCTGCACATGAGCGAGCCGAGCAACTCGTCGTCCAAGTCGTCGCGGCTCACGTCCGCTTCGCTGACCCATTCGTCATGCACCGACAGCACGAGTTCGAACCCGGCCTCTTCGATCAACGGCCCGCACTCAAGCAACTGATCGCACGATCCGGCTTGCGTCACGTTCTCGAAAACCTTGCCGCCGTAGGAGCCGATGCGCGTCCACTTACGCGAATACGGGTGAATGCCCATGTAGCTGAAGCCGTCGAAACGCTTCGCAGGCCTGAGCACCCTGCCCGTGGCGAGATCGATCTCGGCCGGAATGACGTGATCCCACTTCGGTGAGGGGTAGCAGAGCGCGCGGCCGCTCGGCAGCCGGACGCGCAGCCACGCACCATCGCGTTGGATGACGAGCTTGCGTGCGGTGAAGCGTTGGCCGGGGTTCTCGATCGCAGCCCGGATCATGTTCTCAAGCTCTTTCCAGTAGCTGCTGATCTCGGGGTGAGCCTTGCGCCAAAGACGCTTGATCGCGTCGCATGTGATGAAGACCTTCTCGGTCAGGCCGTAGCGCAACTTGAGCTTGGCGGCCTCATAGATCGCAGCCGCAGCCTTGACCGCGTCGACCGGATCGGGTGTCGTGCCATCTTCGGCGATCTTCTCAAGCCGGGCCTCGTAGCGCTCGCGCGGCCCTTTGTAGAGATACTCAAGATAACCCGAGGCCTCGTCGATCGCCCACTTCGGTACCGTGTCGTAGACCTGCTCGGTCATCGCATTCAAGTCGATGCCGTAGGTCGCGGCTCCGGTGATCCACGCACCGACACCTCCGCCATACTGAAACATCAACTCTTGCACCTTGCCGATCTGGCGCATCGCGTAGCCTTCGATCGTGCTCTTGTCGATGCTCTCGGGCGGGACATTGAAACTCGATGCGTAGGCCAGGATGTAGAGATCGTGACCCTTGCGTTTGGGCTTGCCTTTTTCGTCGACACCTTCGAACGTGTCGTAGTCGCGGAAGGCTTGCAGCTTCCATTCCTCGCCGGCCAACCACGCGGCGAACCGCCCCTCGATGTTCGCCAAGTCAGCGACCACGAGTTTCTTGCCAGGGCCGGCGATGATCGTGCCGCGGATCGCGTTGCTGCAGACCCGCATGATGTTGGCGTAGACGAGGTGCACCGTGTCGCGCTTCAGAAGCTCGATCGCCCAATAGATTTCCTTCCACGGCATGTCGGGCCGCGGCATGTTGCCGGGTTGAAAGAGCCGATGCCCGACACGGCCCGTGCGCGCCGCGCCGCGGAATTGCTGCGTGCCGCGCAGGCGCCCATCGCTGTTGACGGCGCGCAGGAGCGTGGTGTATTTCGCGACGCTCGTTGTCGTCGATTCGAGCCGCACGCGCAGCAGTTCGCGAAGCTCTTCCGGCAGGCTCTCGTCGGCAATGCGGCGTTCGATCGTGTCCTTCTGCATGTCCGGCAGATCGACGCCATAGGCCTCGAGAATGTGCTTGAGCATTTCGTCGCGTTGCGTGGCCGCGCCGACGTCGCCGTCCGTCATGGCCTTGGTCTGAACCGCGAGGCCTTTCTTGGCGATCTCGCTCACGCGCACCGCGGCCTCGGCGAGCTCCAAGTCCATGCAGATGCCGCGGGTGTTGATCTTGGCGTCGAGCGCCTCGAGGATCAACTGCTTGGCCTTGCCGTGCATGCCCTTCATCCACTCTTCGCCGTTAGGCGCAAGGTCAGGGTAATTCCAGTGGGGGCAGCGTTTCCAGCATTCGCGCATCGCGACGATGTCTTGACCGGCGTAGTCCTTGAAGGCGGCCCACTCGACGGGGTGCGTGAGACGTGTCGCGCGCTCGCGCTTCACGTTCTTTGGGGGCGGCATGCAAAAGAGCCGGATGAAGTCGCGGCCGGTCTTGAGCTTTCTCTTGTCCTGCGCCACACCGAGCGCGTCGCACAGGGCTTCCAAGCCACCCGGCAGGCTGTGTGAGTACGCCATCACCATTGTGTCTCTGCGGCGCTCCACAGGCACGAGGCGGGCGAACGTCGGCCACTGCGCCGCGATCACGGTCCAGTCGAATTTCGTGCCGTTCTGGAAAATGACGACGGAGTCAGGATCGGCCGCGGCGCACTGTACTTCGAAAGGCAGGTCTTCGCCGTTCGTGAAGTCGGTTACGCCGACAGGGCCGTCGTCGACGGCATGCGACACGAGCATGATCTCGGCCTCTTCGGCGTAGCGCGCCGTGCCGTGTTTGATCGGCGTCGGGCTGAAGGTCTCGAGATCGAGCCAGAGCTTAGCGACCACGATCTTTGTCCGGTAGGCCCCAACCAAGTCTCTCTTTCACGAGAGCGATCTGCGTTACGTACTCATCGTGCGTGAAGCGCGGTTGCTCGGTCGGCCTCTCTTGCGCGATCCGCACGTTTTCCGCGATCTCAAGCACAACATCGGTGAGCTTTTCCAAGGTCACAGCGGGACCGTAATCAGTCATGTACGGGCGACCCGTCGCGATCTTCGGCAGGCTCTCGATCATGTCGCCTTTCGAGCATCCGCCGTAGTTCACACCGCGGCAGATGATCTCCAACACGGCACGCATTTGAGCGCGGTTCACGAGCTTTAGTTTCGTCTTCAGGCCGTTGATCACCTCAGTGCGAATCTGCATGGCCTCGCTTATCGTTGTCATTTCAGGTGCCACTTTTCAGGCTCCGAATCTTGGCCGCGTAATCGCCAACATCGAAGTGGTGAACCGGCTTCATTGCTTCGATCTGCAACGCAGCGTCTTCCAAGATGAGATCGCTGAACCTGACCAGTTGCCCGAGTGTCGGCTCGAGCCACGGCCGATAGATGCCCGCCGCGGCGGCGAGTTGCATGGTGTTCTGCTGCTCGATGGGTACGGGTGTCTCTTCGAAGCGAAAAGCCTTTTCGTTGTGCACCTTCGCAGCCGTATAGCCTTTGAGCCAAGTCCCGGCACGCCAATCGGTGTAAGGGCAATAGGTCTTCGCGTTGAAAGCACGCTGGCCTTCTTGATAGACATTCATTCGCAGTTCTGCGTCGGGGCTCATTTCCATTCCTTTCGTGCTTTTTGAAGGGGACACCGGCAGAAAATCTGCTCTGCGGAACCCGTTACCGGCCGCCCGGTGCCCCCGTCAAAAAGCCCTGCTCTCGCAGGGCTCGCCTATCAGGTCAGATCGTCGGCGTCCGTGCCTTCGGTGATCTCCTCGAACGCGCTCTCGTCCGGTGCTGCGCCGCCGCTGAAGGCGTCGCCATCCTTGAAGCGTTGCACGCCGAGGAGCTCGGCGCGAATCGCCTTGCCCTGCGCGTTGTCCTGCGCCCAGATTTGGATTTGCAGGTTGATGTAGCACCCGCTGTAGATGCGGCCGGCCTTGCTCGAATAGAGATCGTTGCTCGACTCGCCCTTGCTCGCGTCGGCATTCTTGCCGAGGTAGATCGGGCTCTTGTCCGTGTCGATCACGATAGGGCGACCCTTCTTCGAATCGCGGTGAGCGGTCAGCGCCCACATGCCTTCGTAGCCGTTGTAGTCCTTCCTCTTGCCGTCGACCTTGAAGCAAGCCTTGGGGTCGACGAGGATGTTCTCCAAGATCGACTTCCACTTCTTTTCCCACTTCGTCGCCGCGACCTCTTCAATCAGCGCGTCGAGCGTCTTGACCTGCGCGTCGGCGTAGGCGAGCAAGCCTGTGGCCGACCAGCGCGGTTTGTTTTCGGGCTTGTTTTGGAATCGTTCGGGTTCGCCGAGCGTCAAGAACGAGGCGCGCACGCACTTGAGCGTGATCACGCCGGGTTGCTTTTCAGTTCCCACTTTTCATTTCCTTCAGGTTGATTCCGAGCATCTGCTCGTGGGGTATCCGCGGGCTTGCGAATTCAGAAAGGGCGGTAGTTCTTCGTGTCGAGGGGTTTGCTGTAGTCTTGAGCGAGTGGGTGGCGAGGCTGCGCGCGATTGCCTTCGGTTGACGCTCGCTCTTCGCGCCACTTCTCACCGAGTGCGGCCGCGTGGTATGCGTCCTCGACCTTCTCGGGCTCGTGGATGTCCTGAGCCATCGCCGCCCAAAGGCGGATCGTGGCGGCGTAGAGCGGATCATTCGCGCGCGCAGCACGAAGATCGGTTCATCGGGTGCGGCCTTGTTGAGACACGAAAACTGCGAGAGCAATTCAGTTTTCTTGAGCACGTTCTTTCCTTTCACGGCGTCGTTGCGCCTTCTTGTTGAGAATATCGAGGATGTGTTCACCGACGGTTGTGGGGCAACTGATCGGGTCTTCCGGCTTCTCGACCTTCGGTTTGACACTCGGCAGGATGTCGGCCGCAGCGACGGCCTTCGCAAGCCTTTCGACCTTCACCGTGGCACCCCCACGATTCGTGCAAACAAGGCGATGCGATGCACGGAAGTTTCCGAGGTGATCTTGAAATTCGCGCGGCAGTTCGGCCTCGTCGCCGAGCGGCACGAGCGGCACCCATCGATCGCCGTCTTGCCCCCACGCGAAGGCAGCACCGCAGAATTTGCACATCGCCATGATGGTCTACCAGAGTTCGACGCCGTCACTCGGCGCCTTGGGTTCTTCGATCACGTCGAAGGCGGTCTCGTCGGGTTGCACCGGCGAGTAGGGTTCCTTGATGGCAGCCAGGAGCTTCACGCTCGGCTTGGGTGGACTGCGCTCGATGAACTTCTGCATGTCGGCCCACCGATTGGCCGTGAGCACGGGCTTGTCGACCGGCGTGGTGTCACCCTTCTTCGGCTTCTTGACCTTGGCGAGCTTTTCGGCGCTCGTCGGGCTGATCAGCTTCATGTCGTAGACAACCTCCATCTTGAGGCGGTACGTCTTGCGCAGGAGTTCCTCGACGTGGTCAGGGTCTTTCCACTTGCGCGGACCCTCGCGGCCGAGCTCGAGCCCAAACCCGTCGTGCTCGCCGTCGCCCCACTTGATCGGCTTCTCGAGCAGGAGACGGCGCTCGACTTCGGCGCGCACAGCGGTGATCCAGTCCTCTAGAAAGCCCGTGATCCGCATGTGCGTCGCAAGTTGCGTGTCGGTGCTCATCTCGATCTCGGCGAGCACCTCGGGCGCGTTCTCGTCGATCACGTCGAAGCCTGTACCGACCTCGTTCTCAAGCGCTGCGGTGGCGGCCGGGCACGTCGCCATCGCACGGCACCACGCGCAGTCCTGCTCGTTGGGTTCGGGGTGCAGGAACGTCGCGGCCCACCCGGCGCGCTCGTGGCTCGATCCACGCAGGAAATGCACGGGGTAGAGCTCGGTCGCGCGCTCAACGCGCTGCGCTGCGACGTGCGCAACCTTGGCGAATTCGAGAAGCTCTGCAACCGAGATCACCTCCTCGCGCATACCGCCGTGCGTGGGTTGGAAGATCATCAGGCGAATTTGCTTGACATCGTGCGTCAGGTCGTAGAGACGCAGCACGCCGAGCGCGTAGAACTTCAGTTGCGGGGTGCTCGTGTCGACGAAGTGGTAGCCCGTCTTCAGATCGCAAATCACGATCTCGAAAGCGTCTTCGTGCTCCATCATCTGATTGAGCCAGTGGGCATCGATCGTGCCGAACTGGTCATCGACTCCGACGTACTCAGAAAACTCGACGCGGCGCTCGACCGCAAACGTCGGGTTGCCCTTCGTGAGGGCTTTGATCGTGTCGACGTATTCCGTCGTGAAGGTCACGAGACGCTCTTCGAAGATCACGAAGCGCGGCGGCTCGTTGTCATCGGAGACGCGCACCTTCTCGTTGAGCCAATCGGAGGGTTCGAGGCTCTGCGTGGTCAGGCACTCGGCCGCGACGATGTGGCACGCGGTGCCGTTATCGCTCGCTTCGTTCGGGAGGTTCGGGAAGGCCTGCTCCATCGCGATCTTGCCGGCGCACATCAGCCAGCCTTTGCTGCCCGAGGGCGAGAGTCTTGCGTGTTGTCCGCTCACTTGACTACCTTCACATAGAGCCGGATATGCGGCTTGTTGAGTTGTTCGCGACCGGTGTAGTGCACGATGGCGGTGACCTTCGCCTCGCGATCCGCGAACCCGACGTGCTCACCGATGCGTGGCAAGTGCATGAAAGACTCGGGCGGGAATGCCGCGATGTTTTTGCCGGCGTGCCAGAGTTGGATTTCGCCGTTCACTTGAGAATCTCCATCTTCTCGGCGTCGAATGGTTGAGGCCAGTTGCCGAAGTGCGTGTAGATCATTGCGGGCCACCCATTGATTTCCATGTTCGAGATCAGGATTCCATCGTGCGGGTCTTCGCGGTCCTTGATCTCTTGCAGGGAGTCGACGCGGCTGCCGGCGCGGTAGAGCAGCTTGCTCACGTCCTTTTCTTTGCCGACGAAGACAACACCTTCGTGGTCGATCGTGTCGCGCTGGCTGAAGCGTGCCGCGTAGGCGCTCTCAGGCCATTCGATCGCGGCCGGATCGAGGGAGAGCACGAGTCGTTTTGACGTGTCGGCCGTGAAACTGCCAGCAAAGAAAAACGTGATGTAGCTCTCAATGCGCTTGGTGATCGCCATTCCTGTTCCTTTCCGTTCGTGTTGTTTGAAGAGTGGCCGGGCTCAATGGGAGCTGACACCCCCACCTTGCCCCGTGTCAGCGAGACAGCACGCCTGTGCTTCCCGGTCACTCTTCAAACAACCCTCTCGCGAGGGTTGCGCTTCTCTTAGCCCAGGTCTTCAGCGGGCGCGGTGGCCTGTTCGAGCTTCTGCAGGAACGCAGCGTAGTCCTTCGGCTTCAGGTCCTTGCCGCTCTTCGCTTCGAAGGCCGTCAGGGTCTCGATGACCTGCGGGCGATGCGTCTCGACGGCGGCCTTGATCTTGGCCGTCACCGTGTCATAGCTGATGCCGCCTTCACCGGACGATGCGGCCGTCGAAGTACCGCCCTCGGGCGCACCGCCCGGTTTCGCCGCATCGGGCTTGGTAGCCGCAGGGCTGTCCGTCTTCTCGACAGACTTTCCCGGCTTGGTGGTTTCCTTCGTGACGGGCTTCGCGACGTTGTCGCCGCCACGGAGGGCCGAGAGACCGAGGATCGCGTCTTCGGTGTTGTCGTATTCGACGGAGATTGTGATCTTGGGCATAACGTGTATCGCTTTCTTCGTGGTGGATTTCAAAGGGTCTTCTCGCGGGTTTGAAGGGCTGCACGCCCTCGGGGGTGGTTAGTCGGCGCGTCTCTCAGTCGGAGGTTCTCGTGTGATCGTAATCGGTCAATCGGAGCTTCGCTGTTCACGTTTCTCTTAGTCGAAGTTCCCCGGGCGTTTAATGTGAATCCCGAATCACGCCGTTAATCGATACAGATCAAGTTTGCTAGCGGTGTCGCGCAACACCTTACCGTTTAGAGGCACGGAAGCGAGCCTTTCCCCGATCGCAGCATGCAGCTTTTCAAACCCGCGTGAAGGTCGTCAGGCCGGGGTCTTCGGCGCCGCCGTGCGGTCGCTGTACTCGGCCATCACATCGTGATCGATCGTGATCTCGGCCGTCCAGTTCGTTTGCTGGATGGCCGCATCGATCAGGCGCAACTGCTTGGCGTGCCAATCGTATTCGGCCGTGAACTGCGAGGCCGTGAGCTTGGGCACAGCCGCGACGACATCGTCCAAGTCTTCGGTGACCTTCTTGCGGCTTGCCTTGACTTCGAACATGTCCTTGTCCTTGATCTGCTTCAGGACGTCGACCTTGCCTTGGAGTTCCTTGCGGCGCAACAGCGCCTCGGCGAGCTTGATGGTTTGCTTGGACATGATGAATTCCGTTTGGTTGAAAAGGTGAGCGGTCAGTGTGTATCACTTGATACGAGCTTGTCAACACTTTTCGAAAGAAAAACCCGTGGTCGCAAAACCACGGGTCGGAAGGCGCCGGATCAGGGAGTAAGGGAGGTGAGAGCACCGGCGCGGATGAATCGTAATGGTTGCGCATGCCTTGCGTCAAGTGATACAGTCCGTCGCATGCAAAAGAAACCACCCCGACCGCTGCGACCGAACCCGAAGCTCATGGCGCTCTGGCGCGGTCTTGAGCCGAAACAACGCCTGCGCTTCGCCAAGCTCGCCAAGTCGACCGAGGCGTCATTGCGCCAGTATGCGGAAGGCCGGCGCAACATCAGCCCCGATCTCGCGATCAGGGTCGAGAAAGCCGCGAGCCGGATGCAGATCATCCCGATCATTAACCGCACCGACCTGAGCGCGACCTGCCAGAGTTGCGAATACGCTCGGTTCGCCATGAAAGCGAAGCTCACATGACGACACAACTGTCCAAGAGGCTGATGGAGCTTGCCTTGATCATGGACGACTGCGGCCTGCTCAAAAGCAAGAGCGGCGACGCCCAGCGCGTCATGCGTGAGGCTGCGACTGCATTGAGTGAGGGGGCACTCGACATCAACAAGGAATGCGAGAGCAGCTACGGGATTCTTGAGCCGCTCTCACCAGAGGAGCTGGCGAGGATGCTGGCTGGCCGCGTGGATCGGGCGATCACTGGAGAGCCGGTGGCACCAATCCCTGAAGGATTCTCAGTTGTTCTGGTGAAGAACTTCGGTGACCTGATGGATGCGCTTGATCGGGCCGACCGCAAAGGCTACATGCCGGATGCACTGGCAGAAGAATGGGCGGCGTTCGATTGGCGCGCCGAACCCATCGAACCATCCAGCCCTGAGAGGCAACCCGCTGCGGAGACTGCCCCTTCAAGGCCAGAATTGAGCCGCATCTTGGTTCGCGCGATTCTTGAGAACGCGACGGCCTTCGAGTGGTCTCTGCAAGGCATGGGGATGCTGCGACTTCATTTGAGCGACAACACGCGCCTGCATGTTTGGGACTCTCGCTACCGCGTTCCGAACGTCAGCATGATTCACGATCACTTGCAATGGGGCCTTGAGTCCACCATCGTCGCAGGACGCCTCCGCAATCACCGCTATATCGAAGACGTGCGCGGCGAGCCGTACAAGTTCGCCACGTTGAAGCCCGGCTACGGCTGTTTCTTCAAACACGAGCCAGTCGATGCGTCGCTGATCGCGCTCGCTCCCGACCTCTACGAGGCAGGTCAATCGTATAGCCAAGAGCCTTCGGAGATTCACGAAACCGACGCGCTGGACGGCACTGTCACCCTCATGCGCAAGACACCGACCGACGACGAATCGGCGCGTGTGTTTTGGGCAACCGGGGACGAATGGGTCAGCGCAGAGCCGCGAGCGGCGACAGACGAAGAAGTCAGGTCGATCACGTCATTCGCGCTTTCGGAATGGTTTGGGGGCGCTGTTCTCAAGTCTTCGGGAGAGCAGTCATGAACGAGGTGCCGCATATCGGGGTCGATGAAGACGGCTGCGCAACGATGGAATGGTGGAACGGCGATCGGAAGATCACGTTCTACACCTGGGCTCCCCCGCACGAAGCGTTGCTCAAGTCGTGGGGGCCGAACATTGACACTCAGATGGAGTTCGTGCAGTTGAGCGACATCGAAGGCATAAGGGCCGCATTCGCGTGGCTCCGCGCTGCTCGACCCACTAAAGAACTGGCGAGCGAGGCGATGGGTGTGAGAAGTCGCTTACTCGACCTACGAACGGCTGCACTTGATGCCGCACAAGAAGCAATGGAGTCTGTTGTGCCGCTGGCGGACGCAGCCAATCCAAGGCTTTGCCCTTATTGCAAGCTGCCCGGAACACCGCATTGGACCGAGGCCGAGATCAACCGCGGACGCCGGGACGAGCGCGGCATCGTCATGTTTCATTGCCGCGCTGCAGCAGACTGAGGAACGGATCGTGATCAACGTCACACAAGACCTGTCTCGTTTCGAGAACCCGATTCACCGCGGCATGAACGCGCTCGCCCTGCTGAAACAAAGCGGCGTGCCCGTCATCGGCGTGGTCTACCCGGAAGCTGTCGAATGGGGTAGCCTCACCGTGTCTGCTCCCGACCTTGTCGACGGCACCGTGACATGGTCGTGGAGTGAGCGAGCGGGGCGCTCCACATGAAGCGCGCGACTGGCCTCGTGCGTGAAAACAAGCCCGACAGGATAGAGGCCTGATCGCTTCCCGCGCAAGAGATCGGTGATCGGGAGCCTAGTCGCACTCTGGGGCGCGGCAACATTGATGGGGTGTATGTCGGGTGCAAGGCTCGGGGAGGCCCACTGTGGAAACACGGTGGGCTTTTTCGTTTGTATCACTTGCTGCAAGTGTTCCCGCGGATGTATGCTCACCGTCCGCCAATCTGAAACCATCGTCCACAAGAGAGCGGCGCACCGGTGATGGCCGGGCGCTTGGCGGCGCGGCGCTGCTCCCTTGTGGACTCTTTTTGAGGTGATCCCCCGTGTCCCAAGACGCAATTACCCAAGCCCGTGACGCCGCTGCAGCAATGTGCAGTCATTCGTCAGGGCATGCTTTCTTCCCTGTCGTCGCTTCGAACATGGCAATCGCTCAAGCCATCGACCGCCAGACCGAAATGCTACGGCCCGTGTTTGAAGCAATCGCCGAGCTCGTGCCCATCGCACGTGATCTCAAAGCGCAATACGAAGTGGAAAAAGCGCAAGCGGCAAAACAGGGGCGCGGATGAACCCGAACGATCCGCTCTATGCGGCTCTCGCGCCGCTGATCTCGCGCGTCCGCACGGACGTGACAGCCATCAAGAAACAGGACGGGACGCAGGCATGGACCAAAGAACCACTTACGCCCGAGCGATTCGCGCGGCACTTGAACGGGGGCCCCGCCCGTGGCGTCTCACAGATCGCCGCGGGCTCTTCGTTGACGATGGTGGGTTTGCTCGACTTCGACTCGCACGGAGGCGAAACGACATGGTCCGCAATGCTCTCGGCCGCAACCGCCGTCGCGCAATCGATCGAGCTACTCGGTGGTGCGCCGGTGATGTTCCGCTCAAGTGGTGGCCGTGGCCTGCACGTCTATTGCCTCTGGGAGACGCCCCAAGACGCTTATTCCGTTAGGCAGTGGCTCGACACGGCCGTTAGATCGTGTGGTTATAAGTCCGGCACGCGCGGTGTCGCAGCCGGCGAGATCGAGGTATTCCCCAAACAGAACGAAGTGCCGGAGGGTGGCTACGGCAATCAGGCCGTGTTGCCTCTCGCGGGTTTGTCCGTCCCGATCGTCTTCGAACCCCTGCTCGACGACTGGGTGCCAGGGACGCGCGAGGACGTGCTCGGCATGGCGTGGCCTCTGTCCGAGCCCGTGCCGCGCTTGGCGAGGCCTGTGCGGGTCGCGAAGGGGCTCGGCGAGATCGTGGGGCACGAAGAGCTTCGATCGATCTTGGCCGCGATCCCGAACACAGGCAAGGACGAGCTCGGCTACGACCAGTGGCGTGATGTCGTCTTCATCATCCATCACGAGACCGGAGGCGATGGTCTCGAGATCGCGCACGCCTTCAGCGCGAAGAGCGGCAAATACGATGCCGATTTCCTCGATAACCGCGTGTGGCCCTTCATCAGGTCGGACCGGGAGAACGTCAAGGGCATCGGATCGTTGAAGCGATTGGCCGCGGGGTACGGATGGCACGAGCCGATCCCCGATGGTTTCGAAGACTGCAGCGCGGAGGACAACGCGCCGCCCGTGCCGGCCGTGGTGTGGGTCGGCGTCGACCCGGGCGCGCCCGAGGGTAATGTAGGGGTCGAACAAACCTTCGACGGCGGGGCATTGATCGGCACTGTTTACACACCTCGCGATGCAAGCATGACGCCCGGTAATAGCCCCTTATCGGATCTCACCTCACCGGCCGCGATCGACGCCACGCTCGGCGGATCGATGGCCCTTGTCTCGCATCTGCCACCACCCCCGGACGTGAAGCTGCCAGCGGTCAAGCGGCGCGGCATTCCGGAGGCGCACTACCTCACGACGGACCAAGCGAACGCGCAGCGTCTGAAGGATAGTTTCGGCGCGCTCGTGCTCGTGGCGGCCGGCAAGTGGCACGTCTGGGACGGCAAGCGGTGGGTCGCCGACGAGGCCGACGTCTACCGCTACGGGTGCCGCTTGTCCGAGATCATCCGCGGCGAGAAGAAGACTCACGAAGCCAGGGCCGCAGATGCGGAGGCGCGCGGCGATCAGGCCGAGGCGACCAAGCTCGGCGCGATCGCGGAGGCGCTCGGTAAGTGGGCGCTCAAAAGCGAAATGAAGGGCGCGATCGAGGCTGCGATCGGTCTGGCTCGCAAGATGCTCACCGTCGACGCCGAGAGTCTGGATCGCGACCCGTGGGCGCTCAATTGCCTGAACGGTGTTGTCGACCTGCGGACAGGCAAGGTCCGACGCCACGACCCCGCCGACTACATCACCAAGATCGTGCCGCTGCGGTACAAGGCCGATGCGCAGGCGCCGACGTGGTCGCGTGTCGTGGCCGAGATCACCGGCGAGGATGGGTTGGACGCGGGGAAGCGCGAAGTCGCCGCGTTCCTGCAGCGATGGGCGGGCTACTGCCTCACCGGGGACACGCGCGAGCAGTGCTTCGCGGTGCATTGGGGTGGCGGATCGAACGGCAAGAGCACGATCATCGATCTACTCGCGGACACGCAGGGCGAATACGGCACCACGGCCGCTCCCGGGCTCATGGCTGCGTCGAAGAGCGACCGGCACCCTACCGAGATAGCTTCGCTCTTCGGCCGCCGCATGGTGACAGCACACGAGCATGGCGAAAACGTCGTGCTGCGCGAGGACTTCATCAAACAGGCGACGGGCGGCGACAAGCTCATGGCGCGTCACATGCGCGAGGACTTTTTCGAGTTCCGCCCCGTGCACAAGCTGCAACTGCTCACGAACCACAAGCCGCAGATCAAGGGTCAGGATCACGGCATCTGGCGCCGCGTGCTGCTCGTGCCCTATGGCGTGACCTTCGGAAGCACGGAGGCGGTCGCTGCGGGTCTTGCGGACAAGGTGAAGGACATGAGTGTGGGCGCGAGGCTGCAGAGCGAGCTAGAGGGGATTCTCGCGTGGCGCGTGCGGGGTGCGATCGAATGGGCGCAGACAGGGCTGCAGGCGCCGGCCGTGGTGCGTGCTGCAGGCGACGCCTACAAGCGCGAGCAGGACCGCGTGGGGCAGTTCGTCGGGGAGTGCTGCGAAATCGGATATGACTTCCGCGAAGCTCTCACGGACGCGTCGCTCGGGTCGAATGCAGGCCTCTATCCGGAGTACGTGAGGTGGTGCAAGGACGCCGGGGTTTTCGCTATTTCCAAATCTCGTTTTATGGATGAAGTGTTGCGAGTGGTGCCGGGGAGCGAGGTTCGGGAGTCGCAGGCCTCGCTTGGTGAAGGCCGTCGTAAAAAATTGCGTTTGGTGCACGGACTACGCCTTTTGCCCGAATAGAGGGTTTACCCACCCCTAACTGCACCCTCTGCCCCCTCATGTAGGGCAATTTTCCTATATCGACTCTATGAATTGTCTTTTTCTATCTGTGGAACGCTTATAGGAAAAACGCACTGCAAGAGGGGGCAGAGGGTGCAGGCTAAGTTAGTCAACGCTTCGCAATGGCGCCGAGGAAACCCAAAAGCGCGGGCCATCGGACGATGCAAAAAATTCCACAGAAGAGCAAAAACGAGGCGATCCACCCCAATTTGTCCCACCGGTTGGCGCGCCTGCGGAGGCGCTCGACGGCGTAAAAGTAGTCGGGGCCGAAGGTGCTCGAAAACGTGCGTCCTGAGACGATCTGGCGTTCAGAAGGGAGGGTTTGCATTTTGGGTCTCCTAGTGGTGGACGAACACCATGACAAGCGCGCCGAGCGATGCCACGATGAGCGCGACAGTGGCGCCGAGCACCACCTCGCAGATGAAACAGAAGTCAGCGGGTGGTCGACGCATGGATGATCTCCGCGATGCGGATCAAGGCTTGCGCCCAAATCCAGAGGTTGAAGAGGGTCAGGCCGTAGGCCAGGACAGCGCCGATGCGGTCTCTCACGATGCCACCTCACGCAGAGGCAGCCAGCAAAGGCAGGTCGGGTCCGCGAAGTAGGCTTGCCATGTCGTGGCCTCGATCTCTTCGCGATGCATCGCGGCGAGGATGTCCAGACGGCCGAGACGGGGCCGCGGAGGCGCGATCGGACCCGCGCCGGGGGTTGTGTGGGGGATCATGGTTGCACCTCGCCCACGTCCGGGGTCGACAGATCGAACTCGGTCCAATCGTCGGCGCTGTCGTCGATTGCCTCTTCGGCGATCGCGGCCGGAGGCGCGATGGCCTCGCCGATCGATGCGTGGATTCCGAGGTAGAGCCAGAGAGAAAGAAAAATGACTTGCATGGAAGTTACTCCGGTTGCAGTGATGAATAAAAGTCAGCGAGTACCTGCATTTCGGCGAGAGTTGCGTCGCTCTTGAGGCGATTCGCGCGGCGGGAAATCACGATCACGTTACCCGGCACGTAGCCGAGAGCGTTCACGATCCGGTCAAGCTCCGGGCTTGTGTCCGGGTTGTCATTGCCGATCTCGAGTGGCACGCCGAAAACAGGACAGAACTCAGGCACGAAGACGTCAAGCAAACCGATCGTGAAGGGGAGGCCTGAGGCCTTCGCCCTCGCTCTCGCCCGGACGAGCATGTGAAGCTCTGGCTGCGCGCGTCGGTGGTCGCGCATGTACGCGGCAGCCTTCTCACGCTCTTGCGTGATGTTCGCTGCGTAGTTCGCGCGGCGCCACTTGCGCATGCGTTCGGCCTTTGCTTCCCATGCTTCTGGCGAGAGCCAATGCTCATGCTTGCCGTTGAAACCTTTGAACCTGAATCCGTCTTCCCGTGTCTCACCGTATACAGGCATGTAGTCACCTTACAAAGAGTTTATGTAAGGTGACTACTTTACTTCAGATCGTGAAGGCGAGATCGAAGGCACGATTTTTGAGATCGTCGCCCGATCCGAAGAATGCGGAGTCAAGACGATGGCTCTCGGACTTTCCACCCTTGACGTGATCCACCCATTGAGTGACGGCATTCACCAAGGTCCACGCCGAGCCGCTACCACTCATCCCGTAGCCGATCGCTTCACCTTTGAAGAGACGCAAAATATCAGCCTCACCCTTCGGTGCGCGAACCTCTTCGCCTTCGATGAGCACCTCGTCAGGGCGAAGCAGCTTGCGGACAAACTCTTCAGCCATCGCGTTTGTGACGCGCTTGCGGCTCAGTTCCTGAGCGAGTGCGATGTGCGACGCGAACGAAGAGCCAGCGTCGAGCATGCGAGTCTTCACGGACTCGGCGTTGAACTTCTCGCGATGGGTGATACGGATCACGTCGCGCTTGGCACCGACGCTGCGAGCCATAGACAGCGTGTTATTGCAGACAACCCGAATGCTCGTCTCGCGAATCTCGGTTGCCATGCTGCCGTCGCAGGCTGTGGCGAGGAGCAGGTAGCCCCCGACCTTGTCGGCGCCTTGGATGGTGGCTTCTGCGACCTTGGCGAGTGCCCAAAACTTGCGACCACCAAAGAGCGTGCCGGCAGTGTGCAAATGCATGCCTGCGTCTTCGGTCAGGTCGCGGAAGAATTCGAGCACGGCGCCGGGCTGTACGATCTTGAATTCAGGGCTCACGATGCCGAGAGCCTTCTTGTCGTCGCTGCGCAAGAGGACATGGCGGTCCTCCATTTCGAACTGCTGCGCGCCGGCCGCATCGGCGAAGTAGCGGACTTTGGAGCGCTGCACTTTCCAATCCATGCCAGCAGCGGTTTTCCAATCGTCGATCGATGCGCCTTCGGTGAGCTCTTGGCCGAGACCGTGCCAAGGCGTTTCGCCGACATAGGCCATTTCGGTGAGGCCGTTTGCGCGGGTGGTGAGTTCGTGTGACATGGTGAAGATTCCTTTGATGTTTGCCCTATCGAGGGGCGTAGTGCTGTATCACTTGATACAGTGAGAGAATTATCGGTTGTTTTCTGGATGGTGCACAAGGGGTTGTGAAGATTTTTTCATAAACAAAAGTGATAAGAAATCGAGGTTTCATGTGAAACACGCTCAAGACCTTTTCACTATTGCTGCTCTGCGATACAGTCGCGGTTATGGCAAAGCTATTCCCCTCAGAAAGCGCAACAGGCGACGACACAGTCGGCGGTTTCGTCGTGCAGTTTCCGAGTGGCGCATTCAAGTCCGTTGCGTGGCGCTCGCAAGCACCGATTCCAGACACCAAAGAGACGGCCAAGGAGTACGCGATTGCGCTCACGCAGCACATGCTCGACGCGAAGCTCATTGACGACCTAGAGCGAACGAACATGCCTAGTCTCGTGGCTGCAATACAGAAGATCATTCTTGATTGGAATGAGAAGCGGCGCGCGGCTTTGCACGCTCGCAACCCGATGCTGCAGGCTCTCGATGCCACGCCTCAGCAATGAACAGCACGAGACTTTCGCGCGCCGCTATGTGCAGTGTTTCCACGCAGAGCGCGCCGCGCTTCAGTCTGGATATGCGAGTAAGTTTGCAGGCGCGCGTTTACTCACGAAGCCAGAGATCGCAGCGCGTGTGCGCGAACTGAACGAAGCCATGCTCAAAGCCTCCGACATCACAGCCGCTCGCGTCATGCTTGAGCTCGGCCGCGTGGCCTTCGCTGACATCCGCCAAGTCTTCGACGACAAAGGCCACTTGATCCCGATTCACGAGCTCAGTGATGACGCTGCGGCGAGCATCGCAGGCATTGAGCATGAATCGAAGTTCGAACGAAGCACCGAGCTAGAGCTCGATCTCGCAACAGGCGAGATGGTGCCTGTCGTGAAGCGGATCGAGACGCGCACGGCAAAGATCAAACGGTTCAACAAGGACGCAGCGCTCGGCACGCTCGCCAAGCACTTCAAACTCGTTGGCGATGAAGGCGATGGCGTCAACGCGCTGGCCTCTGCCCTCGCTGATCGACTCAAGACCGCGCGCAAGCGCATTGCAGACAAGGGGAACACCGATGAAAGCAAGTGACACGAGCACCCATTCGGGCGTGCAGGCGACGCGGCCCTATGCGCAGCGCTTCCGCAATCAGGCAACAGGCGTGGGCCAGACCCTGACCATGAGCGAATCCGTAGGCGCCATGCGCTCGCAGCGCGTCATCGATGCTGCGCCGCCTGCTCAGTTGGCAGTCGCCGACTACAGCTACCCCGACGCGAACCCGAGCATGGATACGACCGGCACGCTGCGCGACAAGCTCACAGGCAAGCCTTGGAAAGTGGCGAAGACCGGACCGCATCTGTAGGGTGGCGATCTCACGTCTTCCGCGCGTACCGGGCGGTGCAACAGGCTACACGTCGATCGTCGCCGCTGTCCCTGTCTCACCGGCCGATCTCGGCCATGACGCGATCCGCGGGTCAGCGCTCGACGACATCATGGATGATCTCGCGCGCTTCGCTGACGACCCGCTCGGGTTCGTGCGATGGGCGTTCCCGTGGGGCGAGCCGGGCACCGCGCTTGAAGACAACGAAGGCCCCGAACAGTGGCAAGTCGATCAACTCGACCGCATCGGGCAGCGCCTGCGCGCAGGGGCCGCGACGCTCGGCGATGTGATCGAAGAGGATATTTCCTCAGGCCACGGCATCGGCAAGAGCGCCGAAGTGTCGTGGCTGATCCTCTGGGCGATCAGCACGTTCGAAGACTGTCGCGGTGTCGTGACCGCGAACACCGACACGCAGCTACGCACGAAGACGTGGGCCGAGCTTTCGAAGTGGTACAGCCTCTTCATCGCGAAGGGCATGTTCACTTTCACGGCCACGAGCATCTATATCGCGAACGATCCCGTGCGTGAGAAGGCGTGGCGCATCGACGCCGTGCCCTGGTCGGCGAACAACACCGAGGCCTTCGCGGGCCTGCACAACAAGGGTAAACGCATCCTCGTGATCTTCGACGAGGCAGCCTCGATCGACGATCCGGTGTGGGAGGTGACGCGCGGCGCACTCACCGATGCCGATACCGAAATCGTCTGGTGTCGCTACGGCAACCCGACGCGCACGTCCGGTGAGTTCTTCAAGAACTGCAGCACGCCGAAGAGGAACGTCTACCACCGCGTCGACAGCCGCGACGTCAAACTGTCGAACAAGGGTTTGATCGCGGCATGGATCGAAGACTACGGCGAGGATAGCGACTTCGTGCGCGTGCGCGTCAAGGGCCAGTTTCCGCGCGCGGGCTACGCCAACTTCATCAGTCCCGAGCTCGTCACGAACGCGCGCAGGCGCCGTGTCGCGGGCAACGTCTACGCGCCGTTCCAGAAAATCCTTGCAGTCGACCCTGCACGCTTCGGGGATGACTTCAGCGTGATCACGCTGCGCCAAGGCCTGAAGGTGCATTGGCAGGTCAAGCTCTCGGGCTTCGACGGCCCCGACTTGGCGGGAAAGATTTTCGAATACCTGCGTGGCGATCCTGACCGGGCGCGGCACGATCGGCACGACGCCTCGGGCTGTTCGTGCGTCGTCTATGACGCCATCGGCAACGGCGCCGATCTCGACTCGGCCTTGAAGCGCATGCCGGGGCTCTCGATCCCGTTGATCCCTGTCATGTGGGGGCAGCCGGCGAAGGACAGCAAGCAGTATTTCAACCAGCGGTCCGAGTGCTGGGGGAAGATGCGCGACTTCTTGGAGCAGGGCGAGATTCCCGACGACGACGCGCTCGCCGATGAGTTGACGAGCCTCGACTATGGCTATGACGCGCTGTTTCGCATCCAGCTTCAAAGCAAGAAGGACATGAAGAAAAACGGGGGCAAGAGCCCGGACTGCGCCGACTCGCTCGCGCTATCCTTCATCCCTGAATTGATCGATCGGAAGATCGTCACGGCAAAGGCGCGGCCGGTCACGCGCCGTCAAGTGGTGTGGACACGATGAACGACTCAGACGACACGAACACGATGGCCGCGGATCACGCAGCAGCGCAAGAGGCAACGCTGCGGGCCGGTACGCTCGCGATCGGCACGCCCTCGGGCCTGCTGCCCGATGGGCAACCCGTGGAGCCCCATCAAAGCCGCGTGATCGTCGAGCATGACGACCTTGAAGACAAGGTCAAGAAGCTCGGCGAGTTCATCGGTGCGGAGAAGTTCTACACGCTGGCGCACGACGAGCAGGACAGACTGCAGGCGCAGTTCGGTCACATGCTCGGCTACCTGCGCGCCATCAAAGCGCGCATCGCCGCGTGGACGACCAGCGATAAAGGCGTGACGCACGTCGCTGCAACCGACACCGAGCCCGAACGCGTCATCCCGAACGCATGAGCAACGAAGAGCTTTACGACTTCTGGCAGGCCTGTCAGAAGATCGACAAGCGCGTGTCGCTGCTCGAAGCAGCGCGCCTAGCGCGGCGCCTGATCGCGAAGAAACGCGCGGCCAAGCGGCGCGGCCCGGCGCAGTGAACCCGGCGGGCGTTGTCGTTTCCGCCTCACCCGCTGCATAATCGCGCGCATCCTCGCAAGCGGCCGTAGCGCCATGCGTCACGCCTCACCGGTGCCGACCGCATGCCCGCACAAAGCCTCGCCTCTCCGACATCCCCGAGCAGCAACCAAGGCCCCGCGCCGACGAGTCACCCTCTCGTTCGTGCGCTCGGCCTGCAGCAGCTACTGCAGCGTGACGCGGAGAAACCACCCGAAGCACAGAGCATCGACGACACGGGCAGCCTCTCGGCGCTCGCGAGCCACTGCCGCGCCGCGTGGGGCCGCAACAAGCTGGCGAAGATGAAAATCGACTTGAAGCTACTCGACTGCCTGCGTGCACGTCGGGGGCTCTACTCGCCGAGCGCCATCGCCGCGATGCAGGCCAATCAGGGCGGCATGAACATCGTGTGGGCCGATCTCACCGAGACCAAGTGCCGGGCAGCCTCCGCGTGGATTCGCGAGATCGTGCTGCCCGTGGGCGAACAACCGTGGGGGATCGAGCCCACACCAATGCCCGACATGCCCAAGGAGCTCATGAAGTCAGTGGTCGGCAAGGCGCTGCAGCAGGCAACTGCGACCATGCAGCAGATTCAGCAGGCAGGCGGCGGCACGCTCTCGAAAGACGAGTTCCGAGGCCTCGCCGCGCAGATCGGCGACAAGCTGCGCGACCAGACCGAGACGCAACTGCGCAAGACCGCGGCGCAGCGCGCCAAGCGCATGGAAGCGCAGATCGCCGATCGCCTCGTTGAGGGCGACTACGAGCCCGCGATGGATGGCTTCGTCGAAGACTTCGTCACCTATCCGGCCGCGATCCTGAAGGGCCCGATCTACAAACGCCACAAGACGCTTTCGTGGGGCTCTGGCTGGAAGCCTGAAGTCTCGAACAACCCGGCGCAGTCCTATGAGCGCGTCTCACCCTTCGACGCCTACCCGGCGCCGTCGGCCCGGACATGCCAGCAAGGCGACTTCATCGAACGAATCCGCTTCCGTCGTGAAGAATTGCACGATCTCAAAGGGCTGCCCGATTACAAGGACAACGAGATCGACAAGGCGCTGATGGATTACTCGAATGGGCACCTCGAGGGGTGGCTCTGGACCGAGGCCGAACGCCAACGACTCGAGCAAGAGACGCTCTATATGTGGCTCTCGCCTCCGGGCGTTATCGACGCGTTGAACTATTGGGGGTCGGTGCCGGGGTGGAAGCTCCTTTCGTGGGGTGTGCACGGCAAGAAAGGCGAGGACATCGAACCGACCCGCGACTACGAAGTGAATGTGCTCGTCTGTGGGCGCTACATCCTCTACGCCGCGATGAACCCCGATCCGCTCGACCATCGGCCGTACCGCAAGGCCTGCTACGACGAGATTCCGGGCGCCTTCTGGGGCCGATCGATCCCTGACCTGTGCGCGACCAGCCAGAAAATGTGCAACGGCATCGCCTGCGCGCTGGCCGACAACATGTCGATGGCGTCCGGCCCTATGGTCTGGGTGCATGCCGACCGCATGGCGGACGGTGAGAACACGCTCGAAATCTACCCGTGGAAAATCGTGCAACTGAAGTCCGACCCCACGCAGGGTGTGAACCCCGGCATGGGTTTCTGGCAGGCGCAGGACAACAGCGCGAGCCTGATGGCGACCTATGAGAAGTGGGAGCTTCGCGCCGACGACGCAACCGGCATCCCACGCTACACCTACGGCAACGAGAACGCAGGCGGCTCGGCCGATACCGCGACCGGTCTCTCGATGCTGATGAACAACGCGGCCAAGGGCCTGCGCCGTGCGATTTCCAATATCGATCTGAACGTGATCTCGCCCACCATCGGCGACACCTTCACGAACGAGATGCTCTACAACCCCGATCTGTCGATCAAGGGGGATTGCATCGTCGTGCCGCGCGGCGCGGCAGCCATCCTCATCAAGGAATCGGCGCAGCAGCGGCGCACGCAGTTCCTGCAGATGGTCACGACCTCGCCCGTCATCACGCAGATTCTCGGGCCGAAGTACATCGCCAACATCGTGCGCGAAGTCGCAACGGCGATGGAGCTCCCGGTCGACGAGTGCGTGCCGAGCGAGGACGAAGTCGAAACCCAGATCGCGCAGCAAGGTCAGCAGGCCGCGCAGGCCGCACAGGCTGCAGCAGCGTCCCAAGCGCAGATCGAGCAAAACAAGGAGCAGGCGCAGGGTCAGCGCGAACAGCAGACCATCAACGCGCAGACGATCTCCAACATCGTGCAATTCGCTGTCGAGACCGCGATCAACCGCGGTGCCACGCCGGGCGGTATCCCGAACGTGCAGGCCTTGGAGAGCAATGCCGGCGAGACGCTGCCCGCCGACCAGACGATGGACCCGGCGAGCACCGGCGACCCGGCCGCGGCAGCCGTGCCGCCTGCCAAGCTCGCGCCTTCTGCTCAACCTGCAGCACAGTCTGACCGCACGCAGTATTGACGGACGAGTCCTACAGCACGCACAATGCGGCGCACATGCAGCGCCTCACAGAAACGCAGGTCCAATTTCTGAGCCGACTCGGGAAGTCGCCAGATGGGCAGCTTCTGCTGGCGCTGATCAATAGCGAGATCGACGCTGTCAACATCGACTTGCGGAGGGTGTCAGGGGAGGCCCTGTACCGACTGCAAGGGCGAGCCGCCTCCCTAGACGAGCTCGCCGACGTGTTGACACCGAAGATCATCGCCCGACGTGAGCCATTCAAGCGACCACCCCAGTTCGCTACCGATCCGCTCACCTGAAACTTGGGAACCGCCTCTCGCATCCCTCGCGAACCCCGGCCAACAGCCCGGATCGTGGAGATTTTGAATGCAGCCTTCTCAGGCCCGAACAGAACTGAAGCTCCCTCGGCAAGTGGTGCGACGCAGTGCGGCAATCGAAGCCCGCTACAAGCCCGCCGAACCGGACAACCCCAATCCCGCAGACCTGAACGCACCGGCAGACACACCGCCAGCGGCCAGCGAAGCAAAACCCACTGACCCACAGCCGCCCACGCCTCAAGGCGATCCGCGCGACACCGACCCGGCATATTGGAAGCAACGCTTCCAAGTGACGGACGGGCTCTTGAAACGAGAGCGCACGGACCGCCAGCGAGAGCAGGGCGAACTGCATCAGCGGGTGAACGACCTTTCGGAGCAAGTGCGGACGCTGAAGAGTGCAGCGCCGGCAAACTCAGAGACACCAGTCGTCGACATCAAGCGCTACTTTTCGCCGGCTCAGATCGAGACCTACGGCGAGGAGCAGTGCCTCACGATGGCGAAGGCGGCCGAGGTGGCAGCCGAGACGAAGGCAGGCGAGTTGATCGAGGCGGCGATGAAGCCGCTTCGTGAACAGCAGGCCCGAGACACGGAGACCGCCGCGGAACGCAGCAAGCGAGAGTTCTACGATGCCCTTGCGGTGGAGTATCCGAACTACGCGGCTGCGGATGTCGATCCGAGTTGGCTGGCCTACTTGGAAGCGGACGACGAGAACGAAGTGCAGCGTCAGGGCATCTTGGATGCCCACATCCGAAACCGGAACGTGAAAGCGATCGGTCGGATGTTCAAGGCTTGGGAGAAGAGCATCGCACCGGCGCCGGCCGCAAAACCTCCGGTGCCCCCGATGTCCCCCTCAGGCTCTGGTGCCGCACCCGGCGACTCTGCTTCGAATGCGCCTGCAGCGCCTGATGGCTCCGAGCCCGTGGGTTACCCCACGGCAGCGGAGATCAAGGATTTCTACAAGCGTTCGTCGATCAACAAAGTGGGAACTGCGGAACGGTCGAAGTTCGAAGCCCGATTGGCGCTGCCGAAACCCCGCTGACGCGGGGATGTGACGCACCCCTTTCAGGAGAGAACACCGTGAAGAAATTTGCACAGTCGAGCCTCGTGCTCGCCGTCATCGCCGCGCTCGGCACCGTTGCCGTCGCCGCGAAGGACTTCGCCGTCGAAGTCGGCCACAAGGCCAACGAGACGATCTTCGGCTACCTCGGCCGCACCGGTCAGGTCGCGTACCTCGGCGTGCCTCGCGCGTCGGGCGTGCCCGACTACGGTCCTGCCGGCACCGTGAACTTCGACCCCGAGCTCTACTCGGGCAAGCTCGTCGAGAAGTTCTACAAGACCACCGTCTTCGGTGAGATCGCGTCGACCGACTACGAAGGCGAGATCGCGGGCTTCGGCGCGCAGGTCAAGATTCGCACGATCCCTGACGTGATCGTCTCGGACTACGTGATCGGCGCCGGCCTGAACCCGCAATACCCGACGTCGAACAGCGTCGTGCTTGCGATCAATCAGGCCAAGAGCTTCGCCGTCGCCCTGTCGACGGTCGACTCGCGCCAATCGGACCTCGACTTGGCCGACGTGTTCGCGAACGACGGTTCGATCCAGTTGCGCATCGCCGCCGACGCGGACATGCTCGAGACGATCCCGGCCGAAGTGTCGGCGCAGAACAGC